TCAGGCGACGAGAGTGAGTCGCTTAGTGTGGGGGACGCTACCGCGGGGGCTTTTGTGTGGGGTGGCGATAAGGTCGTCACCTTGCGGGGGTTTATTCCCGTGCAGTCGGTCGAGCACTGCGGCGGCCTGGGCGCCAGCCGCATCCGGGCACAGGTGGGCGTACTTCTGAGTCATGCTCGCGTCCGCGTGTCCCAGCAGGTGCTGTACCGTGAGGAGCGGTACACCGGCCTGGACGAGCCGTGACGCGAAGGTGTCCCGGAACGTGTGCGGGGTCGCACGGTCCTGCGTCGGGTCGTCATTAAGTCCGCAATCGTCCATGTGTCGTTGAATGCTGCCGGTTGCGTGGCCGCGGGGTACGTCCTCGCCCGACCACGCCTTACCGCTGAGTTGCGGGAAGACGTAGGACAGTCGATGCGGCGCCAGGATGGTCTGACGCTCGGCCAGCATTGCGCGAGACCGCGCCGGCAGCTTCAGCAGGGACTCGTTCTGAACCTTCGAGCGGAACAGGTCGATGGTGCCCTCGTCGAAGTTCACTTGGGACCACCGAAGCGTCGCTGCTTCGTTGTAGCGGGCCCCCGAGTCGAGCAGGAGCATCGACAAGTGCCACGCGTCCAGGGCCGAGCGGTCCTTGGGCGCCTGGAAGGCCGCAGCGCGGAGCGACTCCAGCAGCTTCTCCTCTTCATGCACGCGGAGCCAGCGCAGCTTGCCCCTTCCTTCTGGTGCCTTCAGGCTGGCGGCCTTGTTGTGACGCTGCGACCACACGATGGGCGTGGCTGGCATCACGGTGCCACTGGCCTGCACGTAGCCCAGGATGGACTGCACCAGCGACATTTCGCGGTTGATGGTGGCAGCGGAATTTCCTTCAGCAACTCGCGCTTTCTTCAGGGCAACGAGGTGAGCCTGGGTCAGGTCATGAACACCCAGATCCTTCGGGAGTCCAAAGCGGGCGTTGTGCCGCTCGACCCACTCCGGGCCGTCTTTGACCAGCTCGGATCCGAACAGCTTTCGTACGCGGCTCACGTCATGCTTGTGGTTGCGGTGGGTCGCCTCGGTGGCTTCGAGCCACGCGTGCGCGGCCTCGAACAGGCCCATGCGACCCCGGCCGGCGCGGGCCAGCTCGTGGTCCTCCCGGACCTCAGCGCGGCGCTTCACCTCCCAGGCCTGCGCTGCGGTCTTTGAGGTTTCCCCCGTCGACTCGCGGATGCGCTTTCCTTTGAACTCGAACTCGCATTGCCACACGGACGAACCGGGGCGTTTGTAGACGGCCATGAGGCCTCCTTTCGTGTTGAACACACTCGTCAGGGCCCGGGGGAACGGGCAGGCCCTGAACGGCTGGGTTCATCTGCTGCTTTGCGGTTGTGGATGGAGCGCCGCTGTGTGTGCGGCGGACCTGCTGGCCTGAGCAAGCAAGTGCTCCAGAACGCGGCGGTCGATGTAGGCGGCCAGTGCGCGGGCCTGGGTGAGGAAGAACGCTTCCATGGCAGGGCCGCGTGGGCGTAGGGCGAACTCAAAGTCCATCAGTGGACCTTCGGGCTGCTGGTGAACCCGCCCATCGAGAAGTTGCAGTACCACTGCACGACTTCCTGGGAGTCCAGGGCTCTTTGGGACCAACGCTGCACGGCCATCCCGCAGTACAGGGTCACAGTGACGCAGTCGTCGTCCCAGGTGAAGCAGACGGGCTCATTGGAGCGCCCTGTGAGCGCGAACCAAGGCATTGCCTCGTCGGTTGCGTCCTCGACGTCCTCGGTCGGGAGCGCGAGGTTCAGGTCAGCGAGGAGCCTTTGTGCCTGCCTTCTGCGAGCGGCGGGCGATTGTCGGGGCGCTTCGGGGCAGACGTTCAATGTCGAGAGGGTTTTTTCCATTCAGTGCGGCCCAGACGTTGGGCTCCATGTAGTACAGCCATTGATTCGCGAAATCCTTCTGCGAGAGGCCAAGAGCCTCGGCCCAGACCTTGAGGTCGTGGGTGGGGAGAGCAGAGATCCCCCGTTCGATCTGAGAAACCATCGTCGGATAGGCGAAGTCGAGCTTCATCGCCAAGTCCAGCTGAGTGAGGCCGGCCGTCTCGCGAGTCTCCTTAAGCCATGCGCCGAAGCGCTTGCGAAGGACGCGGGTCGTAGACGAGGTAGGAACGGTCATGTGTAGCTCCGTCGGGTGAAGTGGGTTGATGAGTTGATCTGTGCTTACAGCGTCCTATGCTAAACCATGGAGGGGGATGCAACGATCCCTCCCCCCTACATGGTGGATTCCCTACTCCAATCGGGCCTCCGAAGAGAGCCCGTAGCGTTACGCCCGGGTAACAAGCCCGATGCTCGGAGGTTCGAGACCCCTCTTGGGAGTCCTAGGAGAGCTAAGACTCACAGCAGGAGTTTCACAGGTGGCTGTTCACTCAGCTAGTTGAAGATGCTTAGGATGTACAGAACTTCTCTAGAGATCAAGAGAGTCCTGTGTAGTCCTAAGATACATAGAGGGAGCGCCGTCAACCTGCGGGGGTTTATTCCCGCCAGTCGTCCGCGCCACGGTTCTCCCAGACTTCCACCAGGGCCCCCAGCAGCAGGAGGGACCAGTCGGCGTATGCCTGCCGGGCCGTCCAGCCCCACCCGACGAGTCCGGCCTCGTGGCAGACCCATCGTCCCGCCTTGCGCACGAAACGCAGCCGGGGCTTCATCAGGACCTCCCGAAACGGCGTCCTCGTGTCTCGCCGAGCGCCTGTCGATAGGCGTCCTCGGACATGCCGGACCGGAGGAAAGTCCTGCGTTGGTTGATCCTCATCCGAGCCGTCGCGGCTTGGTCAAGCTCGCGGAGACGTGCTTCCCGCTCCTGTTCTGGGGTGGGTTTAGTCATTGCTTGGTCTCCTCGCGCACGAAGCGACACAGGGACCAGATCAACAGGGCGGCGCCAGCGGCGCACAGCAGGAGGCAAGTTCCTCCAAAGATGGGTGCAGGATTCAGGTGAGTCATGAAGGCTGTTGTTCTATACAGTAATGTTTGCCGATCACTGGCTCACGGGATGAGCCACTGACAGCCGGCGCGGTTAGGTGTGACCTCTGTCACGGAGAGGCTCTGGAGGGCGGTGTGTTGCTCGGGGAAACTCATGGGATGCACCACATGAAGACCGCGGCGATGGCCGCAGCGCTCTCCCTCCTGACCGCCTGTGGGGGCGGGGAGAGCCAGGACCCGCAGACCGATCAGGAGAAGTACGACTACGCCGTGAACTCCCCAGGCCCATGGCGGTGCGGGGACCTCGTGTGGCTGGAGTGGGCTCAGGAGTGGTACAACCGGCACCCTGGGGCCCGCCCGGATCTGCCGCCGGAATACACGCTGGATCCAGACGGCGACGGCAAGGTGAATTGCCCGAACCTGCCGTCCAAGGGAACAACTTAGGTTCGCGTCACGGCTTCGGGGGCCGCTCGCGCCACGGTTTCGGCCGCGGATTGGTCCTGGAGGTCATGAAGGGCACTTCGGTTCGGAGTACTCGTGCCCACCAGAAGTCCCGGAACGTGGTCCCCGGCCTTCCGGTGGGAGCTGACGTGAGCGAGTCGCGCTAGAAGCCGCGCAATGGGCCCGCCACGCGTTCAAAGCGCACACGGTGCGGCCGTGGTGTGCCTAACGGATGCGATGTCTACAGCGGGCCCCAATAGGGCTGCGGGACTTGCGGGACAATTCAGCTTGTCTACAGGAACGCAGGGGACAGCTATGACTTTCGTTGACATTCCCGCATGGCTGCTCGACGTGATGGGCAAGGCGGGTATTGGTCTTGCGAGCTTCTGGCTTGGATACTCGGCGAAGCGTCCGAAGCTAGAACTTGGCGGGATCGGATCAGGAGGCTTTGACGTTGCCGGAAAGGACGTCATGGCTACCTCCTTCACGATCCATAACCGCCCCTCGTTCTTCGGATTGCCGTTCAATCGCGATGCCGCCACCATCGTCGAAGCTCGGGTCTACGACCCCGATCTAAAGGAGTACGTGGGGCCGGGGCTAATGTGGCTGGCCGCTGAAGGGCCGGAGATGGTTCGGGAGCGGACGATTGCGTCCGGCCGACAGGCGACCGTCATGGTGCTCGCGAAGGAACGGCATGCCGAGGACTTCTTTGTGTTTGCTTCGGACAGGAGGTCCGCTGAACTCCCTAGGCAGCTAAAGAAGTTCAAGGAAGCAAGGAAAGATCTTGAACTGAGACTGATCGACGTCAACAGACACCGGTACAACTACCGATTCACAGCGAGAAACGACGACCAGTCCGTCGGGGTGATGCGTAAGGGGCTTCGGCTCGGCACACGATGGAACCTGTTGCGGCGGGCGTTGGGTCCCATGTGAAACCGGGCCGCGTCACGGCTTCTAGGCCCGGTCGCTGGCGGCTCAGGACACCCCGAACTGTTTCAACAGCACGAGGATGACACCCGAAAGTCCGACGGTCACGGCGACACCCAGCGCGAAGGGCGCCAGCAGGGTGTCAACGATGATCTTGCGCCGCTCCGCGTTCAGCTTCGCAGTCTCGGCGCGGATCTTGGCGGTTTCGGCTTCCATGCGGGCGGCTTCGCGGGCGTGAAGGGCAGGGGCTTTCATTGTGCATCCTTCCGCTTAGTCGTGGGGGACCACGTCGACCGTCCGGAAACCCCGGATGCCGGTACGCCCCGCGCGAACGTCCGCCGCGTGGCGCTGGGCCTGTCTTCTGGACCACGTCGAGCGGTCACGGTGGGAGAGGTAGGAGGCAACGCCCAGGCCGGGCGGGTAGCTGATGCGGACGCAGTAGAGGGACATAGAGCAGGCGCACGGGTGCGCGATAGCGGTCAACAGCGACCGACACAGCACACCCGGGGATGCGCTGTAGCTGTAGCTATCGTGAGCAGGTCGGACTAGTTCGCGGCCCGTCTTCTCCTGCGTTTGCGGCGGCGTCGGCGCATGTGGTCAGTAGCTCCCGAGGCCGTGCTGCCGGCAATAGGTCAGAACCGCTTCGTGATCGAAGTCGAAAAGCTCGCCGGAGGTGCCCCAGTCCCGATACTGGACACGGACGCTGCAGGGCTCGCCGTGGTGGTCAAGGTCGCCTACAAGCTCGACGTGCGGGCCGCCAGTGCACAGGACGATTCGGTACTCCTCGGGGTCCAGGGAATCACCAGGAGATCCCCAGCCGCTGCGCACCTCGACCGACAACGGGTCTTCATCGATGGCCCGTTCTGCGTCTTCGCGGTCGTCGTAGTCGCCTGCGGCTTCCTCAAGCTCGGCGAGTTCTTCGACCTCCGAGGACATTTCGTCTTCCAGTTCGCGCAGGCGGTCGCCGTGCTCCAGCTCGAAGGCGACGAGCGCATCAGTGACGCCCTTGGATGCACCCTCCTGGCACTGGGCCTGTCGCAGCCGCAGGCACTCGCCGCGAAGCTCCAGCACCTCGGCGCAGTCGTCCCGCAGTTCTTCCAGGCGGTCCCAGTCGCATTCCAGGGCGGCGACCATGGCGCACACACTGGCGACTTGGGCGCGGGCTTGTTGTTCGGCGTGGTTCTCGGTGGTCATGTTGGTGTCTCGTGAGCGGGTTGCAGTGGGTAACTAGAACTAGTTCAGGGCGTCATGAGTGCGTCAGCAGTGACCTTCGCGGCTTGCAGGCTGGCCCTGTGGGCTTGTGCGACGTACTCGCCATCGACCCACAGTTCCGAACGCCACTCGTCCCAGTGATCCGAGCGAATCACGTACACCCGGCGGTCTTGGGGTTCGCCTACGGTCTTGAGCATGTCGACGATGCGGTCAGTTGGGTGGGTGCGCTTCCCGATGACGGTGGTGATGCCGCGGGCTCTCATTGCGTGTCCCCGAGGATCACGGCGGGCACCAGATAGGTGCCGATGTACTCGGCAGTGCCGGGCACGTAGTCCACCGATTCACACACACGGCCGGGTGCATCGAAGTGGTGGGAGAAGGGCACCGGGCCATGCCGCACCACGCGTCCGTCGGGCAACTGGGCGAACAGAATCTCTATGCGGTCAGGACGTTCGACCGAGAAGCCTTTGCAGAGTACGCGGTTCATTGCACATCCCCATTGACGAGGGCGGCAACAGCAGCCTCTAAGGCGGCTTGCTCGAACAGTTCAAGGGTTTCAGCGTCGGGGGTGATGTCGTAGGCGGTCATGATCTTCTTTGCACAGTAACTCGGACTAGTTGAAGGGCTAAACGAAGGGCCAACGCTGTGACCCTTTGGTTAACCGGGGGCCGAAGCCCCTAGTTGTTCCGTCGCAGTCGCTAGGCACGCGGCATCGCCTAGGTCATCCCGGTCTGGCCTTGCCCTCGCCCCGCTTTCGCTGGGGATCGTGTGTCGGCTGGTTCCCTTCTTCTATCCCGCTGGTCCTTAGCGGCATCGCTGCGTGGGAATTAATCCGTTGTTTGCTGCGATTGGTTGGACTGTGCCTGAGCAACTCGAACTATGCAAGCGGATCAATTCAATACCTGAGTGGAGCGAAAGGACATAAGCAACTCGCGCTATGTCATGGGTGCGCCCGGTGGGCCCACGTCATCCATGCCTGCGCTGGAGCGAGCCCGAAGGGCGGGCCTAGGAGGTCACAGGCTCACGCACTGAGCCATAGCCAGGGCGCACACAGGTCAAACGAAAAAACAGTGGCTGACAGATGCACGCGAGTGTGTCCAGGACAGCCCGAGGCCATCCCAAACACCCCGCGCACCCTGTGCCACTGTGCTCACCTGAGCCCACCCGCGCAGCCGGTGAGGTGCTGGGCAGAGTTGTACGAATCCGCTAGTCGCTCCCGGCTGCTACCTATGACAGCGCAGCGCATCCGTTCCCACTGTGGGGGCCGGCTGTGGGGGATATGCGCCCGCCTTGACACCCCCGCCCCTACCCCTGGAATCCCGGATCCGCAAGGAACGTGAGGGGAGGGCACGGGGGCGCCCGGCGAGGCCGGGGGTGCATCAGCACTGGCCACGCATTTTCTGGAAGAAAACTGGCGGCCGGATGCGCCGCTTTCTCAAATGAGCAGGACACCAGTTTGATAAATATTTTTGCTTGAAGAATCAATGAGTTACGGAAGATTCTGGCTTTTGGCTGGAAAAGTCTGGCGGCGGGGTACCTTTCATTTCGGGCAGCATTGCGTCCGTTCTGCCATCAGGAGACGCCGTGTTCCGAGTCCTCAAATACATCCCAGCGCTCATCGAGAGCCTTGATCGTTACCGCTCGGGCGGGAGGCTCTTCGTCTTCATGTTCTGCTTCGGGTGCGCGTCGCTGGTAGGCATCCACGCGGTGTGGTCCTGGTCCTGGTCGCAGCACCCACCGGAGCCGCGCAATGGCGGCGCGGCGCCTTCCCTGAGACCAAAGAGCAACCAGAGCAGCCCGGTGGATTCGAGGCTTGCCATGGGCCCCGAGACCAACCGGTACCCAGACGGCAGGAGGGAGTGACATGCAAACAATTGAGGAGAAGCCGCAACGGAGGCGCCACGAGTCCCGTGAGACCAGGGCGCACCAAGACCTATACGACTCGTCAATCAACTAGGATCCCGCTATGAGTCTTCTTCGAGAGATCACTGAAGCTGCTATAGCTAAAGACGCCGATGTGGCTCGCCTGCTGCGGCTGTGTTTGGTTCTCGCCCAGCGGGTCGACTATCGGCCGCTGTTGGACTGGGTGACCTGGGAACTCAAAGGTTATCCAGCTGGTGTTCCAGTTCCCGACTACAGGCACGTCTCGATGGTGAACCGGGGGCTCATTGCAGGCTATTGGTCCGGCCAGATTGATCTACCAACTTATCAAATTCCTGAAGAGATCCGAGGCAAGTTGCTTATTCACGAGTTCCGCGACGGAATCTCTGAACTTCAGCATTTGGTCACCAATGCTTCCAAGTCTGGGACCTTGACCATTCCGTGGCCGATGGAGTTCATGTTCAAGCACACCCAGAACATTGTTCGCGGTGCGCAGGTCACCAAGGCATGGTCTGAACTTTCGCTGTCCGCAGTGGCTGGCGTAGTCGACCAGGTTGTAAACCGCATCCTTGAGTTCACACTGACGCTAGAACGAACCCATCCCGAAGCCGGCAACCTTGTTGGCTTTGCTCAAACACCTCCGGAGGCAACCTTGACACAGAACTTCAATAGCACCTTCAATGGTGCCGTGCAGAACTACTCTGCCGGCGGAAATCAGGTCTCCCAGACGGCGTACTCGGTAGCTCCCGGTGACCTCGATGGGCTCATTGCAGCGTTGCGCGGCGCCGGTGTAGGGCAGGCCGACTCCGACGAATTGAAGAGGGCCATCGAGGCAGACAAGCAGAGCGGGAGCAATGGTTTGGGCGCCTCCGCAGGCGGGTGGTTGGCAGGCTTCACCGCGAAGGCGGCTCAGGGCGTTGCGGCCGCCACGGTGTCAAAGCTGGTCCTGGCCTACTTCGGAGGGGTCTGACTTGCCTAGTGCACGGTGACTCTCAGGACCTCGTACCGGTCATCCCAGTCCTCCTCGTCCGCATGAATTCCGAACACTCGGCCGTCACCAGCGGAGAACCGCTCGTACGACGCGATGAACCGTTCGACCTCCAGGTCATCCTGTGACTCCTGGTACTCCTGGGCCGCGTTCTTCTGGTCCTGGCGCAGCACCTGAGACAGGTGATGCACCGCGCCGGCGAGGGCGTCCAGGCGGTCATCGTGAGTCAGGCAGCCCTTATCACGGCTGATGCGCGTGAGCTGGTACATGAGCGTTTCGTCCCGGGCCACGTGATCGTCCACCACGAGGCGGTGCGACGTCATGACTGGCTCAAGGGTGTCGATGATCCGGACCTCCTTTTGGGCCCGGGACCACTCGGCCTCAAGGACCGTGCAGCCTGCCGTGTCGCCTCGCTTGGCCGGGGGCCATGCAGCGGTCAGGATCGGCTCGAAGGCCGCGACCCACACACCACCAGCGAAGTTGGGCTCGACGACCACGGCGTTTACCTTGTGCTCGTAGGCGCACTGTGCGATGGCGGCCATGGCGGTCGCGGGATCCCCAGCGAGTCCATCGACAGCCACGCAGTACATGGTGCCGTGCAGGACCTTCACCACGGCCCAGGCCGTCTCGTCTTTGCCGCGGCCTGAGGGGTCGACGAACAGGACGGACTGCTCGTACTCGGTCCAGACCGGGTCGATGAACAATGGGCCGACGAAGTGATCCCCGGAGAACCCCAGGAGGGGCAGGTCCGGTCGCAGGTTCTTGCCCTGGGAGTCGTGCCCCCAGGTGACGAACGCGGGCGCCTTGAGCGTGTTGAGCGCCATGACGATCAGGTCGTTCAGCTTGAGCGGGTAGCGCTCCGCGTCGGAGAGGGACGTGTCGAGCTGGAACTGGAGGGCGAAGTAGCTCCGGCCCTTGGACTCGCGGTTGAGCAGCTCGTGTTCGTTGAACCGCTCGGGGTCCGTGGGCGTCCAGGCGAGCAGCGAGTTGCCGTCCACCTTGCGGGCCCGGGGGCACAGGGCGTCCCAGGGCTCCTTGCCCTCGCGGTCGAACACGTAGCCCTCGCGCTTGGCAGCGACCGGGTAGCGGGCCGGCAGGATCCAGGCGAGGTACCCCTGCGTCTTGATGAGCTTGGTGTAGATCGACTCCTCCGTCTGGGGCGTGCCCAGGCAGATGACGTCAGCCCCACCGGTCACCTTGATGGCCGAGAACTCGTTGGTCTTGTGTAGCAGACGCTCGCGGGCCTCGACGGTCCGGGAGTTGTCCACGACCTCGATGTCGTCCGGGATGATGAGCGTGGAGCGCGAGCCGGTGATCTGGCCCGTGATACCCACTGCCCGCACGGACTTGGACTGCGAGATCGAAGCGCCGTTGACGTCGAACTCGTAGGCCGTGTCTCGCTGGTCCGGCCTCGGGCGCATGTGCTCGAAGCGGTCCATCGTGTTGAGCAGGACCTTGGTCATGCTCACGAACTCCTTGGCCTTGGAACCGGAGGCGGACAGCACCGTGATCTTCTCGCGGTACGGGTCTCGCTCCAGGCGCCACAGGGCGAAGGCGGAGGTCGCGTAGGACTTCCCGATGCCGCGGAAGGCTTCCAGGATGTCCTCACGCCCCAGGGGGTTCGGCTCAAGCAGTCGGCGTGTACCGGTGCGGTCGGGTTCCTCGGTCTCAGGCCCGTGCCAGTCGAACTCGGTGCCGGGGCGGTCGTTGCCGTGGGAGTCCAGGAGGATCCCGTAGCCGGCCCAGCCGAATTGCAGGAAGTAAGCGATGTCGTACTGGGCTGGCGTCGGCGGTGGAAGGCCGAGGTGTTGCCAGACCAGGTACAGCATGTTGCGGAAGTCCGCCAGGACGGCGTCGTCCCGATCCCACCACCAGGGGCGGGAGGTCACTGGAAGGGCAAGCCCTGTCCTTTGGCGAACGCTGCGAGGGCACCGCGGGGCTGGCCGGCCTGGATGGGCGCCGGCTTGTCCTTGGGCTCGCCGATGCCGCAGAGGTCCTTGAGGTAGGCGCGGACCACGGAGAGGAACGAGGAGTCCGGGGGACCCATCATCAGCTCGCCGTCGTTGTCCCGCACGGGGCCGTCCTTGGTGACCACAGGTTGGCCCTTGAGCCCGTCGACCAGACACTGCTCGAAAGCAGCGCGGATCACCGGCTCGTTGGTCTTCTCGGTCATGTGAGTTCCTTGAGCCAGTACAGAGTCCCGGCGGAGCCCCAGGGGTCCTCGGGTCGGTACAGGCGGAAGCCAGCGCGGATCAGGTTGTTCGCGCTGGGGATGTTGTTCAGGGTGGTCGAGATCGCCGCGGGCGCGTAGATGCGCTTGGCGTGGGCGAGTCGACGGGTGAGGAGCGTTCGCTGGATGCCCTTGCCTCGATGAGAGGCAAGGACGCCGCAGCGGCTCAGGTACAGGGCACCGGGCAGGGTGAAGGACTCACGCATGCCGGCGAAGGCGCAGGGCTCGCCAGCGTCCTCCACGATCCACCAGAAACCTTCGAGGTAGTTCTCGTGGTCGTCAGTGGGGAAGGTGAGGACGTGCAGGGCCCGCAGGGTCTCCGCGTCATGCGGAGTGGCCCGGCGGTACTTGAAGGTCACGAGCTGGTGCCGACCTTGTTGGCGATGAGCTTCTCGAGGAACTGCTCACCGAGGACGGCGGACGCGGCGGCAAGGCCGATCACGCCCAGTTGGGGTACGCCCGGCACGAAGGCCAGGATGGCCCCGGCGGCCACAGCGAGTCCGGCGGACACGATGGAGCGGCCGAAGGCGAGCCGCCAGCAGAACTTCTCGTTGGAGGCGAGGAGCTTGCCGACTGCGATCACCACGCCGACGACCGCGAGGGTCGCCAGCATCTGGGTGAGTCCGAGGGACTCGTCACGCATGGATTACTCCTTGGACGCCTTGGCCGGCTTCGCGGCCTTCACGGCTCCGACCGGGGGCCAGGGCGAGCCGACGCCGACCGGGGTGACTTCGCCGAGTTGTTCGGCGAGTGCCTCGTGCGTTTCGGCGGCCAGCTCCTTGACCAGGGTGCCGTTGAAGTTCAGGGGCTCACCCTTGAAGGCGATGGCGGAGACGTAGCCTTGGTGGGCGAAGATGGCAGCGGTGTGCTTGGACATGATGTTGTTGGAGTTGGTTTATGGAAGGGTCAAGCGGGTACGGGTTCCAGGACCGCCACGCGCTTGCGCAGCTCCTGGACTTCCTTTACGAGCAGGGGGACGAGTTTGGAGAAGTCGACGCCCCACGGACGGTTCACGGCGTCGCCGATCTCGCCGGGGGTCACTGCGTCTGGGTAGACCTCGAACAGCTCCTGGGCGACGAAGCCGACTTGCTGGATCTTGTCCGGGTCGGACTTGAAGTTGAACGTGCGGACTCGGATGGAGTCCAGGAGGTCGCCGGAGGACCGGGCGTCCTCAATGTTCTCTTTGAGGCGCCGGTCGGACGAGGTGTTGAAGGAGATCGTGCTCGCCGACGTGGTGACGACGCCACCCGCGTACGTTCCGTTCACATGGACACCGAGCGCGATGGAGCCAATGGGGGAGTTGGTGTGGATGGCATTGCCGCCGGAACTGATACTCACATGAGCACCGGACCCGATGCCGGTACTGGTCCCGACGAACAACCCACCACCCGAGGGTACCCGCATCCGCTCGATGCCCGTAGAAGTGCCAAAGCAAATGTTCCCCGTGCTCGTGCGGATGCCAAGGTCAGCGGCTCCAGCTCCAAGAACCAAGTCACTCCCCTTGCCAAAATAGCCAGCGTATGTGCCGTCTCGGGCGAAGATGTAGTTACCAAATACGTCGAGCTTGCAGGTTGCGGCAACGCCGATCCCTAGCCCACTGGAATTGAACCGAGAATGCTCAGTGCCGTTCTGGAAGACAACAACTGGCTTGTTCGTGACGGAGCCCATGCCCACAATCGTCCCGTCAGTCGTGAACGTGCCTTGCCGCACCCCATCGAGCGCAACGTCTAACACCGCCTGGATGGCTGCGCTCACGCCAACCACGTTGATCCCCGCGCCGTATGCGGGCGGAGCGTATCCCAGGCCCAAACTGGCGCCCCTCAGACGCATTCCCTCGGCGATGCTCGAAGCCGCGTTGGCGCGTGTTCCGAAAGTCAGCGCTGACGCTCCGTCCCCCACGTGAACAGCAGCAATGCCCGTTACAGCATTGCTGGCCGATCCAGTCGCCTCCAGGCGAATGACACCGGCCGTGCCGTTGGTGGTGGACATGTTCCGCAAAGTCGAAACCACGCCGGACGCCATCATGTCCGCGGAACTGTACGTGGTGTTCGATGTCAGAACTGCGTGAAGCGGTGCAGCCGGCGAGATGCCGATGCCAAGGGTTGCACCGCCAACGCCGAGCCACACCCGATCAGTTGCCCCATCGCCGAATCGCAGGCCGGCACCGTTGCCGAACTCAAGGCGAGGGCCGGTGGCGTCGCTGGAGAGCGCAAGGTAGTGGCCGGTCGTTGTGTTGCGTCCGTACACGTAGTAGCCGTTGGTCGGCGAGCGAGCATCAAGCGGTATACCTGTCGGCGCAACGACCGATACCGCGCCGTTCATGGACATGGTCCCCTGCGGCCAGGAGATTGACGAGACGGTCATGCCGATTCGGTTCACCACAAGCCAGTTCTGCGCGGCATTGTCCGCGTCGTTGACCAGACGGAACCGGATGTTGTTGACGTTCGGGTGGATGTCGGAGAGCTTCTCGTCGGCCCCTCCGCTTGCCGCCACCATGCGGATGGCGGGCAAACCGTTGAGCACCCCCACGTTGACGCGCGAAGCGCCGGTGGCGATGGCCGGGGCGGCGCCAGTCACCTCCACGCCTCCAGTTGCCACCGAGAGCTTGCCGGTGAGGTTCAGTCCGGCGGCCGAAGGCGTGCCGGTGAAGGTCGGGTTGCTTCCCAGGTCGGCCCCGGTCAGAACCACGTCGCCTTCGCGTCCGGCTACTGTCTTCACCTTCGCGGATGCCGCCGAGGCAGCAGAGGCCGTCGCGGCGGTCTGTGCATCGGTGCGAGCTTGGGACGCGTTGGTGGCGCTGGTGTTTGCGTTGGTGGCGCTCGTGGCCGCCGCAATCGCGCTGTCGCTGGCGTTGCTCGCGCTGGTTGCTGCGGAGTCCCGGTGGCCCTGGGCGGTCGTCGCAGCCTGAGAGGCTGTCGACGCACTGGCTGCCGCTGCGATGACGCTCGCCTGCGCCGCGGTTGCGCCGGTCGTAACCTCGGCCGCGAGCTGTGGCAGGTCCTGATACAGCGCGATCAGTTCGGTGATCTGCTTCGCCAGACCCTTGAGCTGGGCCGAGGTGGGGGCGATGGACCAGTCGGTCCCGGTGTACGTCGCGCCGACCCAGGGTGTGGCGAGGACGATGTGGTTGTCCGTGACGATGGTCTTGACCTCGTACATGGACATGTTCGGGCCGATGAACATGTCGCCCGTCTTCACGTTGGTCGTGAACAGCGAGCCGGTGGACAGCAGCACGTCCGAACCCTGGGTCAGGGTGACCGTGCCGGTCCGATACCAGATGGTGCTCATTGAGTTCCTTCGGGGGCCGTGTCAGCCACGCCTCCCGTCAGGGGGCCGTGCTCTGCCAGGGCCGAGTAGATGAGTGGACGGAGGTCCAGGGGAAGGTCGATGTGCTCGTGCCAGAGCGGGTGCTTGCCGGCGACACGGGCCTCGGGGGTCGCGTAGATCGCCACGGTGACCTGGGTGGCGCCTTCGTGGGCGGTGACGCCCAGGACGCGGTGGTACGTCGCCGGGACCCCGTGGGGGGTCTCGGTCGTCTTGATGATTGCCATGTGGTTTAGGTGTCTCGGCGACCGATGGGGATGGTCATGCGGCCTCCGGGGTAGGAGCGCGTGTAGCCAATGCCGCCGCCGTTGTTGCTTGCCCAGTCCCACGCGACGCCCGTGTAGGCGCGGCGACCGCACTGGAGGACGATGCGGTCCGTGCCGAGCGTGGACGCAGCGATCATCGTGTCGTTGTCGTCGAGGAAGCGGAGCAGGGAGTTCAGCAGGATCCAGGGCCGTGTGCCCCAGGGCGTGAAGGAGAGGGTGTAGGGGTAGGCGGGAGCCGGTCCGGTCCCGTTGCCGCTGTCGTTGTCAGGGAAGGGCATGTTGACCTGGAGGACCTGCGTGATTCGCATGACGTCCTGACGGCTGTCCCAAATGACGCGGCCCAGAGAGTCGAACACTTGAGCCCCGTAGGGTGTGGCGTCTATCGCGGCCGGGTTGTCCAGACCGTAGGCGGTCCACTCGAACGCGCCGTTGGACACGTACATGAACTTGTTGTTCAGGATCCCGCTGTTGGTCACGAAGACGGTGTCATCGGCCGGGCGGAAGAAGATGATCGGCGTGTAGGTCTGCGTTGGAATGGCTGCCTCATTGGGCGTGCCTGTCCAGGAGGAGGCGGAGCCCGTGCCTGACGCGACACGCCGGAGCGTCCGCTCGGAGCCGTCGAGCTGAATGATCCCCTGCTGGTTGATGAGCTGGATTGCGTCGGTTGCCATCAGACCCTCAGGACCATGAAGGACGTGTCGAAAGGCCCGGCGACCCCGAAGCGTATCCAGGTGAACCCGTCGACCCCGATGGTCGTATAGGCCACCGGGATCGCGTAGGAGACGTCGTTGGACATGCCGCCGACAACAACCCAGGTGCCGTCGTCGACCATCCCAGGGACGCTGATGAATCCAGAGTGCACGCTGCCCGACGCTGTGAGCGGGACGACATTGTTGAAGCGCGTGATGCGGTCCTGGATGTCTAGGGTCACCACGCCTTGGTCGTTGCGAACTTGAAAACTCATAGGAGCAGGTTCCCAATCTTGACGCGCACTACGTTGTTGGCGTCGTAGACCTTGATGACGTTGTCTGTGATCTCGGTCCGGGCCCCGGTGGTGGCAGTCCGCAGCGTCCCGATGGTTGCGCTCAGGGCGGCCAGGGATGGGGTGGAGATCCCGCCGGGAGTCACCAGGGTCATGAGACCGCTGGGGTTGTACGGCGACAGCGCGGTGGCGTTCGGGTTGGCCTCAGCGATCATCGGGTGGGTGAGGAAGAGCCATGAGTCTCCAGCGCCGGCGTTGGTCGCACCCTTGCGAATGAACATGCGAACCTGCGTCGCGCCGGCCGGGGCCAATCCAATGCCGCCGATGCGCTTGTGCTGCACCAGCGACGGACCCGCGGGCCACGAGGAGTCGCTTGGCACCGCGTAGGCCGCACCCGAGTCCACAGTCCCTGAGACCCCTGCGCCTGCGCCGGCCGCGGTGTACCACTGGAGGTAGACGTCCGCGAGGCAGCGATGGGCCCCGGCGTACAGCGAGAACTCGTAGCGAGTTCCTGCGACCACGGGGATCATGTCGCTGTACCAGTAGGCCAGGGTGGTGTTGATGGCTCCGGTGGTAGGTCCACCGGATTGCTGGATGGCGAGCGAGTGGCCGCCAAGAAGTGAGTAGTTCGGGTAGTCATAGAACGTGGTGCAGTACGACGCCAAGTCCGAAGACACGCCATAGGTCCAGCTCGTTGGGATGGTCCCGACGCGTTCGGTGAATTCCGAGTTGCGCAGGAGGTTCGAGCCGAGACTCACAGCCAGCTCACGGGCCGTGATGGCCCCGGCTTTCAGGTGGCCTGCTGCGATCTCGTCTGCCTTGATGCTGCGGCCCTCGATGGTCCCGTCGACCAGGAGGCGGCCCGGGTAGGTCCGGTCGCCCATGACGTTCGAGGGAATAACCATGGTCGGCGAACCGTCCACGTTGCCGGCAATGAAGATCGGCTTCAGCGGTGCGTTCGGGTCGCCCGGTTGACTGAAGACGAGGCGGTCTGCCTGCATGACAATCTCGGAGGCGCTGATGTCTCCGTTGGAGGTCGCGGCGATCCCGATGCCGGCCATGACCGGCTTGCCGTCTTGGCGCTGCACGGCGACCTTCAGGGTGTACTGGGCGTTCAGGTTCGTGACCTTGCCGTCCACCGCATCCACGTCGGCCTGCATTTCCGCGATGACCTGGGCGAGGTTTCCCCCGATGCTGGTCTGAAGCGCCGTGATCTGCTGGGCCAGCGCCTCGTCGGCCGAAGCCCGTGCAAGCTGCTCGGTCTGGATCATCGCGTCCACGTCACCGAACTCGGCCCGGAGGGTCTCGATCTGGTGCGCCTGAGCGACGTGGCTCTTAGCCTGGGCGACCGCGGCGGTGATGATCGACGCCGCGATCAGCGGGTCTTCCTGGTCGCCGTCCTGGTCGATGGCGTTGATCCTCGCCTCGACCGTGTCTACACGGGACGCGAACGCAAGGTCGTTGGACGCAAGCGTGGCGACCTGCTGCGACACCGCGGACTGGAAGGAGTTCTGCCGGGACTCGACGCTGTCGACCCGCACCACGAGAGCGTCGATGCTCGCGTCGTACTTGGCAACTGTGTCTGCGATGAGCTGTTGGAGGATGGCCGCGCCGTCCTTGACGACGTCGAGATCCGATGTGAGTTCGTCGAGCGTCTGGAGTCCGGCCGTCAGGAGCTGGGCGGTGTACTGGATGGAGTCCAGGGCCCCGGAGATCGTCTCGATCTCGTTGGTGAGGTTCTGGATCGCCTGGGCCACGGAGCCGGTCAGACCTCCTGAGCGTTCCTGGATCAGGAACAGACACTGGAGGCGTGCGCGGTTTAGGTCCGCCGCGGTGAGCATCGTCGCGTCCTTGTACTGGACGAGCGTCACTAGGTCCGGGGTGGTCCGGAGAATCTTGAGAGTCTCCCCCTCGGGGAGCGGTTCACCGAAGATGGTTCGCACCTGAACGGTGTGGTCGTCGATGAACGAGAAGGGGGCCGCCACCTCACCGCGCGTCACGATGATGTTCGCGCGGTCGAGGTAGGGCCAGTTGAAGGTAAAGCGGGTCTGGACCCCGTCAGTGATGTAGGTGGTGAGCATCGGTTGTTCCGGCGCTCACGCGCCTACGTCAATAGGAGTCCACTGCCGCCATGCGTTGCATGATGGACAGTTGCTGGTTCATAGGGATGAGGAGCTGGGCCTTCTTGCGAAGGGTCTCCGAGTCCCCGGTGGCCGCAGCGCCGGCCGCCTGAGAGATCGTCTCAAGCGTTCCGGCCCACGGGCCCGCGAGGTTCGCGATTGCCGAGTTGGCGCTGAACTTGCCCTGGCCGGCCGCGAGGTCGAGACCGGTGAGGTTCTTGATCGTCGGGGCCAGGAGCTTGATCGGGGCATCCACGTAGGAACCCGCCATGCCCAGGATCCCGGACCGCTGAATCACTTGGTACGACCAGAAGGCCGGGTCGTTGTGCAGCTTCTCGAACTCCTCCTCGCCGCCCTTGCGGAACGCCGAGATCGTCGCGGTCACTTCGCCCATCGCGAGGGCCATGCCGATTGCCATGGCCGTGCGCTGCCACTCGCCAGTGACGGCGCCGTGCTGGATGCTGGACCGGATCTGGGCGTTGTAGAACTGCGCACCGTAGGAGGCGAACTGCATCACGAGTCGACCGACCGGCTTGCTCATGAGCAGCGGCTGGGAGCCGAAGCCCGAGACGAGCGAGGCCCGCTTCTGCGTCCGCACCAGGGCGACCTGGAGAGCGTCGGCCATCCGTGAGCCCAGGACGTCGGTGTCCCCAGCCTCGTTGGCGATCCACTTGCGCATGTTCGGGACGACCAGCCCGTTGGCCAGCGTCTCGCTGTGCTTCTCGATGTAGCGCCCGATGTGGGTCAGCTCGTACTTGCCAATTCCGATCTTCGTGAGGTCGGCCTGGACGCCGGGCTTCAGACCATCCCAGCCACCCTTGGACCACTTGGCGATGTTCGCGAGCTGCACCAGACCCGCAGTGCGTCGCATGCCGTCCGAGAACGCCTTGAGGCCCGAAGCCTTGTTGGAGAAGTCGCCGACAGCATTCATGCCGGCCTCGACCTTAGCGGTCACCTTGCGGGTGACGCCCGAGCCGAAGCCTGCGAGATCCTCGGCTGCGCCGGACGCCAGGGCCCGGTCGGAGAACGCCATGTGGGCGCCGTGCTCGAAGGAGGCCAGGAGGACACGGAGTTCCCCTGCCCCCTCGTTGCCGGCCAGGGCTTCCTTGACCAGCTTGGCGGTGTCACGGCGCATCGACTGCATGAGCGGGTTGAACCCACGAGCGGCATACAGCCCGGTCGCGATGTCGCCCATGGCGCCAAAGATGAACCCGCCGCCGAAGCGGAGGAACGTCCCTTGGCGCAGGCGGTCGGCGACCCAGGAGATCCCGTCGTCGTCCTTGAGTTCGTGCTTGCCCATGACCCGGTCGAGCATCCCCTTGTTGGTCTTCAGGGCGTCCTCGCGAATCGCTTGGAGCTTGCTGACCTCCTTGGGGTCCGCGGTCTCGGCGATCTTCTCGTCGTAGAACCTCTGGATGTCGCCGGCCAGTTGCTCCCACGTCTGCCCGTTCAGGGAACGGTGGGCCGCGTAGGCCCCGCCAACGTCCGAGCTGTACCGGTCGAGCTGGTGCAGCGGGTCGTTCTCGCGGAAGTTGGAGGCGCGGAGCTGTTCCATTTCCTCGGGGGACCAGTTGATCTCCTTGGCCTTCAGGCGGCCCGAGGTTCCCGGGTTGTCCCAGAGGAACCCGCCCGGTGCCCGCTCGTTGCCGCGGAGGTGGTTGGTCAGGCGGTCGGCCCAGACGGCGGCCGGGGTCCGTTGCATGTCCCGATTGAGGGCCCACTGCTGCTTCCGGAGGTGCCAGGATGCCTGACCCACGTCCTTCTCAGCCGCGGTCAGCTCCTTGCGGAACGCCTTCTTCATTTCGTACGCATGCTTCCGAGCCTCGGTTGCCTCGTCCAGCTTCTTGCGCAGCACGTCCAGGCGGACGAGTTCCTCGTTCCAGCGCTCCCGGTAGCCGGGCGCCAGGGCGGCCTCGTCGCCGTTCTTGAGCAGGACGTTCATGTCCTGGACGACCGCGTCCTTCCACTCGCGCGTGTTGGCTTGCTGGGCCGCGGTGGCGTCGAAGTGCTGCTCGGCTTCTCGAAGGTAGACGCGGGCCTGCTCGGCCTCGGCCTGGGCCTCCTTGCGCTGCATCTGGAGCGAGTCCAGCTCGGCCTGCTGCTGCTTGGTCCGCGTGGACCACAGCCGGCCTTCTTGGTTGAGCGCGAGCTTCGTGGAGTCACGCTCGACGCGCTTCTCGAAGCGGGTGACTTGCAGGCCCTCGACCAGCTTGTCGGCATCAGAGACGGCGCCCTTGGCTGCTTGGAGTTCCTGGCCGGCCGCGTCGAGTTGCTGGCCGCCTACTTGCAGGTCGGCGTCGAGCTGGGTGTTGAACCCCTCGATGTCCTCGATCTTGGAGTTGATCCGGACGACCTTGGCCTCGGCCGTCTCTGCGGCGTTCGTGGCAGCGGCGAGGTTCTTGGCGTGCGCCCCGCGCTCGATGGCGCGACCCTCTGCCTTCAGCTCCTTGATGCCTGCCTTCTTGTACTCCTGGCCCGCCTTGCGGTAGTACCAGAGCACGTCCTCGGCGGAGTCCATTGCATCCGCCTGACGGCGCAGGGCCGACTCGACGGAGCCTTGGAGCTTGAGGCCCCGGGCAAGCTCGGCGTCGCCGGCCCACTCAGTCATGACCTCGGCGGCCTTCGCCTTGTCGGTCTTCAGGATGGCGTCCCAAGACTCCGGGAGCGGCGCAGCGCCCTCGGGGAGGGTACGGTTCGGGTCGTTGATGAACCCGCGCTCGCGCAGCCACTCCTCTTGGGGCTTCTCCATGACGTGCTGCATGAGCAGCGTACGGAAGCCGGCCGGGTCCTTGTCGATCCCCTTCTTGTTGTACAGGGTCGGGACGTAGTGGGACTGGAGCGCGTCGGGGTCGAGGATGCCGTGACGGACACCCTCCTCGGCGAACTCCTTGTAGAACTTCTGCTGACGGTCGACCGCGGTCTGGACGCGTTTGAGCACCACGTCGGCCTTGCCCTCGTCGCCCAAGAGACCCTTGAGGTGCTCGCGGACGTTGTCGGATGCCTTGGGGTCCTTGGACGCCAGGGCCGCGTTGAGTCGGTCCACCGCGTCGAAGAAGTCCTGACGGTGGATGCGGTTCACGTCGACAGCACCGGTCGTCATGGTATGCGCGAGGTCCCGGGCCGCGTTGCTGATGGCGCCGTTGGACTGGCCCAGGTCGGCGTTGGCCTGTCGGAAGATGTCGGTCAGGTCGTTGTTGGCGATCTGGCCGCGCTGGAGGTACAGGGTGCGCAGGTCCTCCCCGGTTGCCCCGGTGGCGACGCCTCGGGTGTTCGCGTTGTTCATGAGACCCATGGGGTCCACGAGACGCCCGAAGGTCTCGGCGGCCGGGCCCTCGTAGTGGGCTGCTCGCTGTGTGGGCGTCATGCCCGACAGGAAGTCGAGGAACCGCTGGGCGACTCCGCCGACCTTGGGGGCCTCGAAGTCAACCTCGTTCAGGCGCGGGGCGATGATGCGGTTGCCCTGGTCGTCCACGCCCTCCGCCACACGGGCGGCACCGATTGAGTCGTCGACCGTCGAGCCCAGCTTCTGCTCCACCATGGGAACACCGGGGTGCTCGGGGTGCAAGGGGTTCTCGGGGGTGTGCTTGAGGATCGGGTGGTTCGGCGGGACGTGCTTGAACACGACGCCCAGGCCAGCCCCGAGGGACGTGCCGATGCCGATGTTCAGGAACGCCTCGGTCGGCGTCTGCGACCCGGCGCCCATCGCCTGGAGCCCGCCTTCCTGGATGGCCGCGTCGGCGGCGCCAGTGGCGGCCCCGAACAGTGCGCGACCCCCGAGGGTCTTTGCGCTGTTGGCGACGAGCGAGCCGGCCGACAGGATCGACGTGACGTCCAGCATCTCGTAGGCGAAGTTCAGGACGCCCGAGCCCTCGTGGCCGTCCTTGATGGTCTGGCGCAGGTCCTGACGCCAGCGGGCGACTTGAACCAGGTTGTCGAACTGTTGACGGTTCATCGCGCGGTCGAACGCGCCCTGAGCCAGCTCCGTCTCCAGGCCGGCCAGGACGTCAGGGTTCTCGCGGGCGAGACGGCGGGCGTTGAAGGAAGGGTCGAACGGAGCCGACTCCTCGTCAGCGCTGGCCGCCGCGTGCATCACGGAGTTGCCGACGATGGTGTTGAGGAGCCAGTTGGACTTGGCGACCTCGAAGGCCCCCTCGGTGGCGAGGTCGGACTGGACACCCTTCCAGGATTCGGACGGGTCGGCCGTGGCCGTCATCCGCTGCTCTGGGGTGCGTTCCGGCAGGACCGGCGAGGATTGTGAGAGGGGAACCGCAGGAGCGGCCGGGTTTATGGGTTCGTCCATTGGTTCCAGGGGATTACTTGAGTTGGTTGGTGTCGACGCTGGCGAAGAAGTCCGCAGCCTTGGAGCCCATGTACAGGGCGGCCTCGTGCTTTCGGCGGTTCGCCAGGGCGGCCTGCTTGGAGTTGAAGGAGCCCGCGATCTTTGCGGCGACCTCCTGGTCCGAGGCGCCCGACTTGATGAGGTCCGGGATGCCGGACTTCCTGAGACCGCCGCCGCCCATGTTGTAGGCCAGGGAGATCAAGGCGGCCCGTTGGTGGTCGCGGAGCTGCACGCCCGGCAGGAGCCGGTCCACGTCCTTGTTGAAGGACATGATGGCGTGGTCGCGGAGCTGGTCGCCCTGCTCGCGCGTGAGGCCGCGTTGACCGTTGAAGACCGACGTCACGTCCTCGTCGGACATGCCGAACATGGACTTGAACAGCGAGCGGGACTCGGGGTGGGCGGACAGGTTCCAGCCGTAGGCGATGGAGACCTCGTCGTTCTCGCCGCCCTCCTTGAACTCGCCGGGTCGGACGTTGGCGTCACCCTTGCGTCGGAGCTTCGAGTAGATGCCGTGGTACGGCTTGTCCGAGAAGCCCTCTGCGCCGCCGATGACGTCTTTGGCCTGAGCCAGGACGTTCTGGTAGCCGACAGGATTGCTGCCGAGGAATTGAGGAGACACTGCGCGTTCTTTCTGGAGGAAGCCTCGGAACATGTCCAGGTCCCAGTTTTGGTTCACACCGGGGATCGGGGCCGGGGGCCGGCCGTCCTGGTGCGCTGGAGTTCCGAGGGTGGATTGGAGGCGGAGTTCGCCCGACGTGTAGAGCCGGTTGATCTCCGTCTGGATGGCTTCCGACTCCAGCTTGGCCGGGTCGGTGTTGTCAGGGAGCATGGGATTCCTTAGAAGCCCCGGCGGCCGGCGGACGGCGTGATGCCGAAGGCGGCACCGCCCTCGCTGGTGTAGCCGGTGCGGTTCTGCTTCTCGCGTGCGATGGCGGCGTTGCGGTCGTCGATGGACCGCTCGGCAGTTCCGGCGGCTCGACGGGCAGCTTCCTCGTCACCGATCAGCCGGAAGCCGTACTTCAGGACGTAGGCCGGCTGCTGGGTCGCGGGGTCGATGAACCCGCTCTGGTCCACGTAGTAGCCCGGGGGCAGACGCTTCTGGAAGAAGGCGACAGCTTGCGCAGGGTCCTTGGGGACCGGGGCCTTCTCGATGGCGGGGTCGGTCCAGGGGAGCCAGGACTTCTCCACGCCCTCCTTGGGCACGTCGACCATCTGGCCGGGGACGAACTGGATCTGTTGACCGCGACGGTCGAAGAAGGTCATGAGACCGTTCTGGTCCGGCGCAGACACGTATGCCTGCGTGGTGTCCGGCGCGAGGTTCGGCAGCGCCTTGGTCAGCGCCTTCATGTCCTCGGCCATCGTGTCCTTCGGGTCCTCGACCTTGCCCACGCGGTTCATCATTGGGACGCCTGCATAGATCGGCTTGAAGCCCTTCGACGTCGCCAGGGGACCTGCGAGGTTCAGCGGGCTCTGGGGTGCTTGGCCGCGGTCACCGAACGGGTTGCGTACGAGCTGGAGCCCGCCACTGTTGGACGGCAGCGCGAGGTAGCGGCCCTTGATGGTGGCGCCGATGTTCTCGAACGCCTTGTCGACGTCGTAGCTCGACCCGTTGGTCTTCTGGATCACGGCGTCCTTGTAGAGGAGGGCCATGACCTCAGCGCGGACCGCAGGCGCCATGCCGACGTCCTTGCGGAAGCCGGGCCAGTCGTTGGAGTCCGTGACCGTTCGGCCAAGGCCCACGATCTTCTTGTTGATGTCCTGCGACAGCTTGGCGGCATCGGCGCCGGAGACCCCGACGACCTCGGACAGGTTGTAGTTGCCCGTGGACTGACCGGACCCCAGGAACTTCTGGAACAGCGGATCGTCCCGCATCGCCTTGAAGGCAGATGCAGGGTCGGTCCCGTCAGCCATGAAGGCGTCCATCGACCGGTACATCTGCTCAGCCTCGGCGTTCGGGAACACCTTGGACAGCAGGGAGCCCTGCACCCCATTGCGTTCCATCTGCTTCGCCCCGGCCCACGCGCGAGCGGCGGCCTGGGGGTCGTTGCCGGTCAGGGGCCCGAAGGCCCGCGACTTGAGCGAGCCGGCCATCAGTGAGCCTTCGTGGGTCGCCTGGACGGACTGGGCCGCGAACAGGTTGGCGAAGGAGACCATCGCGGCGTCGGACGCCTGCGGGTTGATGAGCCCGTCGCGACCGGTGGTCTGAGCGAGCGTCTCGAATCCCGGGGTCGTCTTGACGTACTCAGCGTAGCCCAGCTCGCGCTCACGCTCGGTGACCTGTCGGTCGACCGCTGCCTCGCCGGGCGCCATGTTGTTCGACCCGAAGGTCCCACGCATCGCTGCGACTTGCAGGTTCACGTTGGCCTTCTGCTTCGAGGCGGCCCGCATGGCGGTGAACAGATGACCGAAGGGCTCGTTGCCCACGCCGTGGCGGTAGTCGATGTCGACCCCGCGGGAGTAGAGCTTGGCGTAGTCGGTCAGCGTGGCGGCCGGGTTGGACTGGAGCGAGTACAGGTCCTGGGTCCACCGGGAGACCTCGTTGTATGCCTCGATGCTCTTGACCTGGGTGACCTGTTGGAGCGCCTTGCGCGACAGGTCGTCGTAGGTCGCGGTGTTGCGCGAGGCCCACGAGGAACCGTCCTCGGCGTCCGGCGTGTTCAGGGCGTTCAGGAAGCTCAGGGCCTGCCGCTGGTTCTGCACCTGGGCGGCCAGGGTCCCCATGAGCTTGTCGGCACGGATCGGATCGCCGCGGGTCACGGTCATGATCTGACCGCGGACATCAGCGACGTCCCCGGAGGTCACGCCGTTCTGGCCCTGGAGCTTGCCCGTGAAGTTCTGGAAGATCGTGTTGGTGGCGGTGGCTTCCTGGTCCTGGAGCTTCTCGTTGTTCGCCTTGGAGACCATCGCCTGCACGTTGTTCGTGAAGCGGCCCATGAGCTGGGCGTCGTACTGGCGGTCACCGGTTCCGGTGCCGATCTCCTGCTTCCAGAACGACTCGGCCGCAGCCATGGGGTCCTGGGTGCCGTCGCGCGGCAGACCGTCCAGGACGACCTTGAACTTCTCGGTGAGGTCGAACGCCTGCGTGTCGGCCGCTGAGCGCTCGAACGCGCCGGCATACGCCTCACGGTTGGCGTACTCAGGCGCCATGGTCTTGCCGCCCTTTCGGTCGATCTGGCCTTGCAGCTCCAGGTTCTTGTTCTCGACCTGGATGCGGTTCATCTCCTCGCGGTGGGCAATCTCGCCGAGACCCTGTGCCACCTGGGCGCCGGTCTGGAAGAAGGAGGACAGCGAGTTGCCCAGCCGGGCGAGGTGCGGATTGGGCGCCTCGCTGACCGAAGCCGCGGTGGGCTTGAAGGGCGTGGTGTTGACGGTGGGGGCCGCGGCGGCAGTACCGACGTCGTCGTACCGTGCCGGGCCGTTGGGGTTGAACTGGCGTTCGCGTTGTCCTGCCATGTCTTAGCCGCTCACGGTTGGTTGACGGTAGTTCTTCATCAGCTCCTGCTGCGACTTCTGGTTCGCGTCCATCACGTAGGCGCTGCCGGCCGCTTGAGCGACCTGGGAGAAGAAGGTCATTTGGTTGGCCTTGAAGCCGGTGTCGATCTGGTCGAGCTTGGACGCGGTCATGACCGCCTGGGCGGCGTTCGCCGACGCCACGGAGGCGTTCGCGTTCTTGAGGCTCGCGTCGATGCGCGAGTAGTCCTCGGCCGCGCTGGCTTCGATGTTCATGGCACGGGCACTCAAGGAGCCGCCTTGTTCCGCCGCGATCACTCGGGCGAGGGAGAGCTGGGACATGGCCTTGCGGGCCCGGTCGGTCTGCTGCTCGAACGCCTGGGTCGCCTGCTGACGGGCGGTCTCTTGGTTGGCCGCGTAGGTGAGCCGGGTGTTCTTGTTGGCGGCGTCGGCTTGCTGCTCAAGCTGTTTGTCACTGTTGTCCTTCTGGACCGCGGCTGAAGCAAGCGCCATGACCGCCATTACGGCGACGGGATTACACATGGTGGTGTATGAGGTAGGGGCCCTTACTTGCCAGCGGCTTGAAGCCTAGCCAGCGCAGCCAGTTGAGGTGGACGTGGTTCTCGGCCCACGCGCTAGCGAACAGCGTGGGCGCGATGCCGTAGGCCCGCTCGATGGCGGGGCGGCATGCACGGATGAAGGACCTGGAGATCCGTTCGATCTCGGGGGAGCCGACCATCCAAATGGAGGCAGCGTTGGGTTCGAGAGGCACGACGCCCCACACGCCGACCACCAGACCTGTGTTGGTCGTGATGGCCTCACATAGGGCGCCGTGAGACAACCCGTATCGCAGGGCGTCCACTGGCCGCGTCCCTTCCAGGTCCAGCTCGGCAACGTCGCACGAACGGAGACGCGGGGCGAGGTCGAGGCAGTCGTGGGGGGTCGCGGGTCGGAGGATCATTTGGCGGTTGGGTTGGTGTAGCGAGCCTTGAGGGTCAGGCCGGTGATGCACATGGGAGCACTGCTCTTGGTGCGGACGGTGAGCCGGGCCTTGTGGCCGGTGGCGTTGAACGGGACGGGGAACTGTCCGTTCTCGCCGAGTCGCGGTACCGGGGTCTGGTCGATGATCCGGGGGGACATCGGCTTGACCATCGGGACACGGTCGGGACGCGTGACGACAGCCTGGAAGTCGCCGGACACCAGGGTGTCGAGGACGACCTGGGAGACCTGGAGGCGACCTTGGGGCGTGGTCTTGTCCCCGACCGTCGCGTAGAACGGCGAGAACGTCCCGCTCCGCTCGAAGCGGACACCGAGATAGCCCTGGTCGGACTGGACGTCTCGGGGCGTGAAGGCGATCCACTGCGCACCGCTCAGGGCGGTGGTCACCGGGTACTCCCGGAACCAGCCTTCACCCTTGTCGACGAGCAGGACGTACTCCAGGGCCGGAGCCCCGTACAGACCGGCCGGGCGGAAGGCTTCAGGGAGCACGGCCCAGCTGCGATTGGTCTGTACGTCCCATGTGAGTTGGACAACGCTGCCGAAGTCCAGGCGGTACTCATCCTCGGGCACGGTGCCGGTCCCAGCCTGCACGTTGACGGAGAGCCAGACGGTGTTGCCAGCCAGCTCGCCGATGATGTACAGGACGTCCTGGTCGACCCAGAAGGACAGGATCCGGGTGACGTCGAACGTCACCTTGGACCACGCGTTCTGTACCCGCTGCCCGTCCTTCCAGTGGCCCGTGTGGACGAACAAGGTGGAGGGCATGGAGTCGGTGCTCATGAACACGCGGCCGGCCAGGGCCGACCCACGGAGGCGCACGGCTCGTCCCTGGATGTACTTGGGGACGTGCTTGCTCAGGTCCTCGGCGGTGTTGTTGGCCGTGGTCTCGTCGTACTGGTACTCGAACAGCGTGGTGCGACCCAGCGATTCGCCCGTGTAGTACAGCGAGTCCCCGATGGCTCGGGGCTCACACTTCGGGTCGATCTGGTAGCGGGTAGCCACACCCAGGACAGCATCCGTGGGCGTGATCGGCTTGTCGCCTGCGACCTCCTGCTGGGCGTTGCTCGACAGGACCATGAGCTTCGAGCGGAAGGCCACGAGCCAGTCGATGCCGGCCACGTCGGGCGCGTCGGTCTCCAGCTTCACCGGGTCGTCTGCTGCCACGATGCGGGCACTGCCGCGGAAGAAGGAGTACAGGTCGTCCGGGCGGGAGCTGTAGACGGAGTCGCCGGCCGCGAACCACATGCGGCCCTTCCAGTTCGCCAGGGCGGTGATCCGCTTGCCGATGAAGCCGGGCACCGGGTTGGTGACGTCGTCACCGACCTTACGTGTCGCCCAGTCGCAGGGTTGAAGTTCGAACGCGGCAGGACCGGTCTGGTGCAGACGAATGGGCATGGAGCCCGGCGTCAGCGTACAGGTCGCCGCCTTGGTCGGCAGGTAGCTCGACTCGATCCACGCGTTCAGCACCGCGTCGTAGGTCACGTAGTACTGGCTCGACCCACTGCCGGAGCCCAGGTCGACCAGGAGCGGGACACCCTGGTCGAAGACGCCAGGGAGGTCCGACAGCGCCTGCACGCGTCCCTTGACGCACAGGGACGAGGTCTCGTCCCAGTCGTTGGTGAACGAAAAGGAGTCGAGGATCTCGGCGGTCGCCGTGACCCGGATGACGTTCGGCGCCACACGGAACGCGTCCACGCCCGGCATGAGCTGGTTGATTCTCGCTGACAGGTTGAGGCACGCGAAGTCGCGTGACATGCTTGAGTTCTGGGGGACGCTGAAGATCGCGGTGCCGGCAGAGGACGTCGCCGTGAAGTTCTGAGCGGCCTGGGACAGCTTGCGGACCACGAGGTAGATGCTGGTCGCCGCGGGCTTCGCAGCGGACACTGCCGCGGCGGTGACGTCGGTGTTCAGGATGAAGACCGTGTCGAGGACCGTCAGGAAGCGCAGAGACGCCGAGGAGGCGCCGAGGTACTGCTGGACCCATGGACCGTACGTGATGGTCGCGGCGATCCCTGTGTTCAGGCTGCGCACCTCAAGCTCGCCGTCTCCGGCCTTGCGCATGACGCTCCAGGCGGACCCGTCCGTGGTGCGGAAGAAGTGGGTAGCCTGGGGCTTGTAGCCGCCTGAGGGCACGCCGACGATGAGCCGGGTCCCCTCGCGGTCGACGAAACCACCGAGGTCCACGGAGGGCAGGTAGTTGTCCAGCTCCTCCATCTGGGACGGGGATCGCTGGAGCGGGGCCTGCCGGCTGACGCCGTGGTACAGACCGCCGATGCGTGGTTGCAGGAGGCCGTCCATTACAGCGGGCCTCGGTAGGACCGACGACGCAGGTACGCGAGGTCGGGGTTGTCCAGGATGTTGTAGTCGTCGACATCGGACTCAGCGTCCGCGGCGTCAGCGCCGGCCTCGGCCGACTCCTCACGCGCGTAGTTGTCGAGGGTGTCCGAGGACACGTAGCCGCGCTGGTACTTCTTCGCGGACATGGCGACGATCTGGTTCTGGACGGCGTAGGGCACGTCCTCGAAGGGGAAGTTCAGGATGACCCGGACCTCCACGGGAGCCGTGAAGACGAACGAGCGGGTCTTGCGGTCGTACAGGCGGGCGCCACGTTGGACTGCGTCCAGGCCGGGATCGACCGGGTCGATGGAGAGCACGTTGTCTGCGACCGTGACGATGCCGTCCACGTCGGGGGACAGGTCTTGTATCTCGGTGTTGAAGGACCATCCCTTAGCCAATACCTTCCGGGTCTCGGCGTCGATGACGGCACTCGCGTTCGCGTAGTCGCCGGCACCCTCGATCTCTTGGAGGATTACGGATTCGCCGATGGCCACCATGATCTGGTTGACGGCTTCAAGTCGTGTGAGCATTGGATAGGGGACGAAAAAAGAGGGACCCCCCTGCGTACAGAGAGTCCCTCTTGGGTGGCTAGTTAGGCCGTGGCGAATTCCACCGCCAGCTCCTCACGGAGCGTGCCGTGGCCGTTGATGCGCTTGGCGAGCATGAAGTCCTCCTGACGGCGGACGTCACGGGTCGCTTCAGCGGTCACGCCGAGCAGCGACAGGGTCGCGACGGCGTCCGGCGCCCAGAGGATGCCGGTCGTGTTCGAGTAGTCCGCGCGGTACTTCGAGAACACCGAGGTCACGGCGGTCTCGTTGATCGACGGCAGCAGGTTCGACGTGAAGATCGTCACGCCCTCGAAGCGGATGGCTTCGGTCACAGCCGAGCCGACGCCGACCGAGGCCAGTTGAATCATGCTCGACAAGTTGACGTACTGGCCGTTGATCTGCGCGTACTTGATCGCGTCGAACACCGTCGGGTTGACCACCATGTACAGCGTGGTGCCCACCGGGACGTTCTTCGCTTGCAGGGCCAGCTTCGCTTCGCGGATCTTGTTCATCCATACGATGCCGTCCGTGCCGGCGACGCCGGTCAGGCCGGCGTTCACGATGCGGTTGCCGCCCAGACGCAGCGTGCCGGTCGCGGCGGTACGGGCCGCCAGGATCAGCGAACGCATCACGTTCTGGTCGAAGGTACGCGCCAGGGCTTGACCCATGTCGGTCACCATCGGGGCACGCACGTCGAAGTGCGACATCAGGACGTCCATGTCCCACAGCGCGTGGCTCGCCACCAGGGGCGCATCGACCGTCACGGTCACTTCGTCCGTCGCGAACGCGTTGCCCAGCAGCTCTTGGCCGCGGGTGATGTACTCGGCGACCGACGTACCGGTCTTCGGGAACTGCCAGCTCTTGCCGGCGCCGATGGTCTTCTCGCGGGTCTTGCCCTGCATGACCGTCGAAGCGGTCAGTGCGGTGAGGACTTCACCACCGAATTGTTTGAGGAACAGGGCCCGGTCGTCGGAGCCCGATGCGCCGGTGCCGAAGGCGATCGTCGCGGTGTTGGTGTCACCAAAAGCCATTGCAGCTTCTTTCTTTTCTGAGGGGAGGAATGGCTCCGCCTGGGCCCTTGGGGAAAGGGCCGCGAGGAATGGGCGGAGCGCGGGGGAGGAGAGGGGAGCTAGCCCCTCAGAGGATCAGTAGCGGGAGATCGCGAGGCGCGACTTCACCGAGTTGTGGTACGCCTCGTCGGTCCAGTAGCGGGGGTCGCTCATGGCCTGCGTGACTTCGCCTTGGCTCTTGAAACCCACCGTGGTGCCGGACGCCGTGGCGTTGCCAAGCGCGATGCTCGGGTCACGACCCGCGTTCATGCGTTGCTGGAGGACGGCGATGGCTTCGTTGGCCGTGGAGCCGTTGAGCTGGGTGTCGTAGAACTGGCGTTGCTCGGGAGTCAGGTTCTTCTGACCCCAGGCGACCAGCTCCTTGAAGTTCGCTTCGCCGCCGGCTGCTTGGTAGAGCGCCTGCGTCTGCGAGGCGACCAGGGCACGCTGGCCGGCGAGGTGAGCGGCGTGGTGCTGCTCGATGGCGTCCTTGGGGAAGCCAAGCTTGACCAGTGCGTCCACCAGGGTGTCCGGGAGCTTGTCGGCGTTGAAGCCCGCTGCGAACTCGGCGACGAGCGCTTCGTTGACGGCTGGAGCTTCGGACTCCTTGGCCTCGTCCTTCGGTTCATCGGCCTTCGGCTCCTCTTTGGGAGCGTCCGGGTTGTCCGTGAGTTTCGGGGCAGGGTCGTTGGGGTCGACCACCGGGTCGGTCTTGGCCTCCGGCGGCGGAGCCGGCTTGGCGAACTGTGAGTCATACGCAGCGATCATCGCGTCGCGATGCTCCGGGGTGCCCGGGAGGGGCTCCGCGGGGGCAGGGCTCGGGGATGCCGCGGTGGGCGCGGGGGCGCCCGGGACTGCGGTTTGAGTGGAGGCTTCGCTCATTGAGTGGTTTGTTGAGCCATGGCTCCTGCCACCGGGCCGGCGACAGCCTTGGCGATGTCAGAGGTCATGGCTTGTTGTTGTTTCGCTTGGCGGTTGGCAGCGACCTCGTCGCCCGACCGGACTGCGCCGGGGAAGCCGATGGCGGCGACCGTGGGGCCCAGGATGGTGTCGAGCTTCAGGTAGTCCGCGGCCTCCTCTTGGAAGGCTTGCGGGACTTCTGCGAACAGACCGAACAGGGTGCGGGCCTTGTTGACCTGGGCGTCCTTGCCGAGCGCTTCGAGACCCGTGGTGACCTCGATGTTCACCTTGTCCCCCAGGTCTGGCAGCTCACCGCGGCTCTGCATCTGAGCGATGAGCTTGCGGATGCGCCAACGCTGGAAGCCGGAGAGCAGGGAGTAGACGCCCCCGAGTGCTTGCTCGATCTCCGATGCAAGCATCTGGAGTTCGTAGGCAGTCACGCGCTCGGCGTCGCGGCGAAGGTCCCCGGTCAGCAGAAAGGCTTGCGCCAGACCACGCTGAAGGTCTTGCTTCTCGGCCGCCATGGTCTGCATAGCAGCGGCGTTGTTGAACTGGAAGGGCTGGATGTCGCCGTTCTGTCCGCCGCGACCCGACAGCACAGCGCCGTTCCGGGCTTCCTGGATCCGCTTGCGCAGGTTCCCGCCGGAGGCGTTGGGAGCCACGAAGATCAGGTTCCGGGACGCCATCGCTGACGCTTCGCGGAGCTGCTGCGACACGACGTCCAGGGACTGGAGGTCCGAGTAGTTGTTCTCGCAGTGCGAGCGACCGTAGTGCTCGCCGGGAACGAGTTCCCAGGCCGGGCAGTTGAAGGGCATGATGCCCGTGTGAGTCGTCTCGACCGTGATGGTCTGGTCGTCGAGGTCCTGCTGGACGGTGTAGCTCTTGTCGACGTCGCGGTCCCCGGCCTTCCTGGTGAAGCGGGTGTACAGCGTGACGGTCTCGTCCTCCTTCTTCTCCGTGTGGATCCGAAGGTGTTGGGGAAGAGAACGCACGCGCATCTGCTCGGCGGTCACGGCCTCGATCACTTCGCCGTCCCAGTCCCGGACGCAAACGAATTGCTCCAGGCGGTACTGCTTGAGGGTGCCGGCCGGGGTGATGTACTCGCCGATGTTGCCGGCGACGATCAGGTGGAGCAGGGCGGTGTAGGTGGGGCGACGCCAGCCGAGCGACTCGACCTTGTCGTTCACGAGCTGCTCGCACTTGGCTAGGCCGACCACGATGTCCGGAGGGGGCGTGAGTTCGCCTTGTTCCATAAGGACCTCGGTGGGCACCTTGAGGTTGAAGCTCGACACGCCCGGCGGGAGCAGGGACATCAAGAGCTTCGACGCGAGGTTCAGGGATGCCCGGGAGTTGAAGGACTGGTAGGTCTGAGGAAGGATGTTGGCGGCCGTTTGGCCTTCGGAGGGACACACCGAGGGCACGGTGAGCGCAGCGCAGCGCCGGGCCCGGTCCAGGTAAGGCTGGCGGTCGGGTTCGAGCAGCGAGTAGCGTTCGACGAGCTTCAAGGCTGCACCCCCACGCCCGGCACGGAGGTGGCCGGGGCGGTCAGGTACTGGGCGCGAAGGGCGTTACGGTTGGCAGTGCGGCGCTGTGCCGCTTGCTGCGGGGTGTCCTCAGCTCCGAAGACCGCCTTGGCTTGCGGGGCGTCCGGCTGGGGAGGCGGCGGAGGTGCCGGGGTCTTGGGAGAGCCCATTGGTGTACAGGTCCAGGGTGAACCCCCAGTGGCGCGGGTCGTGCTCGAACCCCAGTCGTTCGACCAGGGCACGGTGTTCCGGCAGGGGGTGGGCGACCACGCGGGTCGCGCCGGTTGCTCGCGCTGAAGCGGCGAGGTACTTGAGAGTTCTCGGGGTCACCCAGCGGCCACGAAGGCCGGGGGAGACGCAGAGGTGTAGGGTGACGACCGGGGAGGCAAGCGTCTGGAACCACACAGCACCCCGCATGCGACCACCCACCCGGAGAAGGTGGACAGTGCAGTCCTCCAAAAGGTCCGAGGACCATTCAGAGGCTTGGGGGTAGCTCCAGTGGAGGAGGTTCTCGTACAGCTCAAGGTGTTCCCTCCACGTCGTTGGCCTTGTCCACTTGATCCGCGATGTCGCGGATGGCAGCGAGGGCTTCATGGAATCCTGCGAGTTCATGTGCGGCGGTGTAGTCACGGGCCCGAACCAACGCCAGGGCGTCCTCGGCGGGGGTGAGGAAGTTCAGGTAATCGACCAGCGCACGCAGCTCATAGGACCCAGGAATCCCGAGGGGGAGCCTGTCGTCCGTCTCAGAGAATCTCTGAGAATCCTTAGATATAGAGTTAGGGCCGGCGTCACTTTGCGGGGGTTTATTCCCTTCCGGCGCCGTCGCCAGGAGTTTCCAGCCTAGGACGTAGCGGGCCCCGAAGTAGTGCGAGATACCAGCTTTGCAGGCCCTCCAGGCGGAGCGAATTGCGCTGACAGATTTCATAGTTCTCGCCTACCGTTCGGACGAATTCGGCGAGGTCCGCGTCAGCCGGGGGATCGGCTTCAGCTTTTCCGGCCGCGCCGCCAGCTCCGGAGGGATCGGAGGGAGTTCCCGGACGTACACCGGCTGCGTCGTCGAGCAGCCGTGCAATGTCGGTAGACAGGCTGCGGCCACGAAGATCAGAAACAGCCAGCGCCAGTTCCAGGTCACGGGTGCGAAGGTCATGGGCCTTATCCTTTTCGGTGAGTTTGTTGTTGAGAGATTCCACGACCGTGCGGGTCACGAGGTCGGCGTCCTCCTTGGCCTGGGTAATCGCGGCGGTCTGACGTTGCGCTGCGGCCCGGACCTCCAGGGCCCGCCCGTCCGTGATGAGGGACGAGCGGTACGCTAGGAAGCCCAGGACCGAGGCGACCGCCAGGACGGCGCCGAGGGCCCAGCGGGTCAGGCCGGGGACCACCGGTCATCCTCACCAGTCCCGGTGGCCTCGAAGGTCAGCAGGAAGCACAGGCAGGCGCCCGCGTGGGCGAGGTGGCTCAAGCCAGACTCGGGGTCGGCCTTCTCGCCACGCATCCAGGCGTAGACGTGCCGGAGCAGTGCGCCGGTCACGCGCATCCACTTGAAGCCCTTGCGCCAGTTGTTGGCGCTGTACTTCTTGGCCCCGAAGGTGAACGCCTTGGCGATCTCCAGGAGGGCCTCGGGCGGCAGCAGTTCGACCATGACCTTGCCGTCGTCGTGCTTGATGGCGGTGTCGGTCGGGGCAGGAGTCCGCAGCACCGCCTGCCGCACGGACGGCTGGCCGTCGAATGCGTCGTCGATGCTTCGGGGATGGTGGTGCGTCAGCGCCACGTAGCCGTCAGGCTGCGATTTCGATTGCATTGAAGTCGTACTTGATTGGACCCAACGAGTAGCGGACGTGTCCGTAGTCGTCAATGTCTTGTGGTCGAAGGATGCGGGCCAGGGCCGCCTGGACCCGGAGGTCGTCGGCGGTCTGTGTGACCTCGCGGAACTTGCCCTTCTTCGGGCGCATGTAGGTGTCGAGGACCAGCGGGTACCAGTCGCGGAGAGTGCTGCCACGCTCCAGGGTGTCCTCGGCCCCCTTCGGGCCGCAGCCCAGACAGCCGGAGAAGCCGTCCGTCGAGTCGCCCATGAGGGTCTGGTACATCCACTGCCAGTCGGCGCGGGATTCGGAGATCACCCCGAGCGTCTTCTTGCCGGGGTTGTAGAGCCGGCCTGGGATGGTCTTCATGTCCTTGTCGGACGAGCAGATGACCGCGGTGTCTCCCGACAGGATCCCCAGGACGTCATCGGCCTCCAGGCCGGGGCGCTCCTCGATCTCGTACGTCTCGCGGACGTAGGCTTCGAGGGCGGAGTAGTGCTCGGGCTTCGACCCGCGGCCCGCCTTGTAGGTCGGGAACAGTCCGCGTCGGAACAGCTTTCGGTCCGGCGGCGACAGGCAGACGAGGAGATCGTCACACCCGGCCGCTTCGACCCAAGAGTCCATCATCGTGCGCAGCGCTCGTCGACAGTCGGCGAAGGACGCAGCGACCTTCTGGCTTGCACCAAACGGGTCGTCCCAGTCCTCCTCCACTGTCGTCGCGCATGCGGCCTTGAAGATGATCTCGTCGCCGTCGATCAGGGCGAGCACAGCGTCTCGCAGTTGAACATCGACAAGCTCGGGTGCTTGCGCAGGATGCGCTGTAGTCGGGCCTTCGACCGCTTGAGCTGGCCGGGGTCAGGGCTCCGGTGCAGGTAAGTGATGACGTTGTTGGCGAGGTCGCTGTCAAACCGCTCGGTGCGGAGGACCCCTCCGGGTGTCACGAGCACTTGGCAGATGCCGAAGTCGTAATCGTGGACGTCATCGAACACGCAGCGGTTCACGGGGATCAGCGAGATCGTCGGGAGCTTCTCGCTGACGAGGTCGTAGGTCACAGGCCCGTCGATGCTGACGTCCGTGGCCGGACCGCCGTCGGCGTCGAAGTGGGCCGCGACGTCCCCGATGAACTTCTCCCAGGCACTCTCGTCCACCTTGCGGGTGTCGCAGAACACGTCGATGTCTTTGACGTCGCCGACCAGGAAGGCGTCACGCGGGGCGCCCCCGCCGATCACCAGGGGGAACTTTCCGCCCTTGAAGTCGGCGAGCATGTTCAGGTCCTCGGCGATCTCGCGGAGCTTCTCGATGGACAGCTTCACTTGACCACCTTCCACTCCGTCGTGGTCACGACCTTCTCGACCGGCCGGACTTGAGTGGCCTCGGTGTCCTCGTAGAAGAACTCCGTGTAGTACGAACCGGAGCGGCCGAGGTCGATGCGCCAGAACGTGTCGGTCGGCAAGTGCTTCATGATGTCCGAGCGGTACTCGTTGTCCTTGTACTCGCACGTCCACTCTCCCTCCTCGATCTCCTCCAGGTCCTCGTGGTCCTCGTCGAACAGCTCGACGATCTGCTCTGCGGTGATGCTCACAGGACCCCCGAGAGTTCGAGGAGGTTGATGGTGATGCCCGCCAATGCAGCGCCGCACAGCGTGACCATGGCGTCCAGGACGTCCGTGGTGTGGGCCTCCGGGTGAGCTTGGTCGTACGCTTCCTTCATGAAGGCGAAGACGGCGGTGAGTGCCAGTGCAAGGCACAGGGCATTGGGACTAGGCACCCCGGCCACGGCCAGGACGGCGTACCCCGCGACAGTGATGAGGAAGCCTGCGATCAGGTGGTACAGCTTGTCTTTGTTGATGAGGTTCATGGTCAGTGTGTTTCGTGCCAGTTCTTGCCGATGTCGTAAGCGCCGTCGAGACGGCAGCGCACACCGAAGTGGTCGCCGGCCGCGGTGATGGCATCCTTGAAGGTCTTTCCGATGAGGTGGCCGTGCTCAGGCTTGGCCTCCTGCTGCACTTCGTCGTGCACGTTTGCGCAGTAGCCGAAGTCGATGCCGTGAACCAGACCGTGCTCGTCCGTGATGACGTCGTGGTAGATCACGAGGGCCTGCTTCATGACGATGGCGCCGGAGCTTTGGAGCAGCGTGTTGAGCGCCGCGTGTTCCGAACGGACCTTGACCTTCCGGCCGTCGAGTCCGCGGATCCAGCCCTGCGCCTTGGCCTTCGCCTTGACGTCCTTGATGAGCTTGGCGAATCCCTTGATACCGTCGATCAGGCGGGCCTTGACTTCCTTGCCGATCTGCGCGGCCGGCCGGAGCTTGCCCTTGGCTGTGAGCGCCCAGGTGGGCCACTCGGCGAGCGGCTTCCCGCTGCTGCGCCAGTCAGCGATCCAGATGAGCCCAGCCTTCTCGTCCCCGGCGCCGTACAGCGAGCCGTACAGCAGGGTCTTGGCGCCGTCGCGGGAGAACAGGTCCGTGTTCTTCCGGTTCACGGAGTGGGCGTCGGTCCCGAGGGACTTGTCGCCTTCCAGGAGCTGGCGGGTCAGCTCGCCTCCGTCGTACTTGGCGAGGTAGTGCGCGAGCATGCGCAGCTCCAGCCCTTCGGCGTCGCAGCCGACCAGCACCCAGCCGATCTTCGAGATCCACAGGGCACGCATGCTGGCGTCCTTGTCGATGTTCGCGGAGTTCGGTCGGTTGTGGGTCATCCGGCCTGTCACGGCGCCGTTGGAGTTCACGTAGCCGTGGACGCGGTCCTCGTCGTCGGCGTGGTGGATCCAGCCACCGCCAGTCCCGTCCTTCTTCTTGGGCTTGGCGAGCTGGGTCCAGCGCTTGTCCTCGCGACCGAAGCGGATGAGGGTCTCCGTCTCGGGGTAGTCCAGCTTCTTCAGGACCGCCTCGGTGATGTTCGGGTTGCCCTTATCGGTTAGCGGGGCCTTCCAGCCGTAGCGGTCGAACAGTCGGCGGGAGACGTGGTACTCGGAGCCGGGGTTGAACTCTTGCAGGGCGATGGAGGTGAACTCGGCGTCCTGCGTGTACTCGGCGACGTAGGTTCCCCAATCGCACAGGACCTTCCGCTTCTGCGTGCGCTTCGGACGCTTGGTCTCGACGCCCACGTAGATCGGGGGAAACATGCGCTGGAGGTCGGCGCCCAGGCGCTGGCGCTCCTGCTCGATCTCGGCGGCGAGCAGCATGGCCGCGCGAATGTCGAGCATGAACCCGTTCTCCATCTGGAGGTCGATCAGGTAGCAGACGCTGTGCTCAAGCTCGCAGGACGAGCCCCAGGTCTCGACGACCTTGACGCGCTCGTACAGGGCCTTGGTGACCACGATGTCCTGCGCGTTGTAGCTGCGCATGGCCTCGGAGTATTCGTCCCAGCCGCCGTCGTACAGGTCCTTCAGGATGCCCAGCTCGATGCCCCAGGACTCCAGCTTGTGGTTGACGCGCTCTGGGTTGCGCAGGCGGGCCATGACCATCGTGTCCTTGCACAGCTTCAGCGGCATGAGCCAGCCGGTGACTTTGAACAGGGCCTTGCGGTCGAAGCCGATTGTGTTGTGGCCGATAAACTCGCCGCCGGCTGCGGCGTGCGCATGCATTCGTGAGATGCCCTCCGCGAGGGAGGGATGGTTGGGGTCGTGATCGGTGTAGGTGACGATCTCACCGGTCTCGGAGTCCCCGATGGCCATGACCCAGATGCGGGTGAGTTCACGGAGGAGGCCATCGGTCTCCAAGTCCCAGAACAGTTTCTTGTGGGTCATGGGTTTCCTTAGCGGGGTGTCCGCTTTGTCACTGGCACGACTCGCATGCCGACGTGTCGCCGTCGTAGCCGCAGGCGAGTGGCTCGTCGCTGAAGAAGTCGGCGGGCTCGACGCCGTCGCAGGCGCAGTCCTCGGAATCGGGCATGCCCTCGCAGTGGAGGCAGTCGTTCATTGGGGTTCCTCGGTGGGGGCGACGCGCACGATGACCTCGACCATCACGGGCCGACGGTTGTGGTTCGTGGCGCGGGTGATGGCGTCGTTGAAGGCGGTGCGGACCGCTTCGACGGCGTTGCCGTCACGGATGACCCGATGACCAGCGAAGGCCACCTCAGGGTCGACGTACAGGATTGCGTTGGGGTCGGTCATGTAGTTGTCGATAGAAGGACGCGACCAGCTCAAGCTCCTCGGGTGTCGAGTTCTTCTTGAGTTCATTGGCACGCCACGAGACGACCAGGACGTTTCCTGGGACGTACCCGCGGCGGGGGTTGATGCGGTCGAGCGAAGGGGAGGCGGGACTGGCGCGGCCAGTGGCCGGCCGGAGGCGCATGCCCAGAACTGGGCAGCGGTCGGGGACGTAGATGTCAGCGAGGGTCAGCGTGTGGCGGGTGCCGTCACGCTTGGCGCGGTAGCGGGAGGTCTTCAGCAGTGTCCGGGCGACGTCGTCAGAACGGACAGTCGTCATCCGAGTCCGGGAAGTCCGTGGGATCCACGGCCTTCAGGCGTCCCGTCTTCTCGTCGTACATCAGCACGTCAGCCGGACCCGTCTTGCCGCCGCGGCGGACCTTGAGGACCTTGAGCTGCGAGCGGTTGCGGCCGGCCGGGCTGGTGTCCTGCTGGTTCCGCTTCTTGGCGATGATGACGTCGGGGACCTGCTTCAGAGAGCCGGAGCCTTTGATGTCGTCCAGGCTGATGTCGCCGCCTTCCTCAGCCGCGCGTGCCCCGTTAGAGGTCTTGCGGATGTGGGCGATGGCGATGACGGAACATCCCGTCCGCTCGATCATGGAGCGCAGCTTGACCATGAGTGTGTCCGTGCCGTCCAGGTCGAGCCCGGTGGCCGCGATGGTCAGGTGGTCGAGGAACAGCAGCTCGGCCCCGTTGGCCGCCATGAACTCCAGCTTGGACAGCAGGTCGTCCGAGTCGGTGGCGCCGAAGTGGTCGTATGCCTGATAGGTGCCCGAGTCGAGCAGCTTGGCTTGGCTTACCGCCCACTGGGCGTCCGACAGGATGTTCGGGTTGTCTTCCAGGTCCTCGGCCAGGACGTTGTTGTCCAGCGCGATCAGGTACTTGGCGGTGTCCTCGACGGACTCCTCCAAGAACACGGCGCCGACCTTCTTGCCCTCGCATAGCGCGGCGTACATCCACTCGCGTGCGTCGGTGGACTTGCCGACCCCGGTGCCGGCGGTGAGGAGCCAGAGCTGGCGCGGGCGGATGCCACGGGTCATCTGGTTCACCATCGGGTAGGGGGTCTGCCAGCCGGGCGACGCCTTCTGCTTCAGGCGCTCGACCGTCAGGTCCTTCCCCGAGACCACGCCGTCAGGCCGGTATTCTCGGGCGTCCCAGATGGCCTGGAGAACCGCGGGGCCTCCGTGCTCACGCAGGAGATCGTTCGCGTCCTTCAGGCCGTGCGGAGTGGTCACGATCTTGACCTTGCCCGGGGGGAACAGCTTGGCGCATTCGACCGTAGCCTTTTGCCCTGGTTCGTCGTTGTCGAACCACAGGATGATCTCCTTGTAGCCGTTCAGCCATTCGAGTTGGGCCGCGATGGACTTGGCTGCGCCTTGCGCCCCGTTGGGCACTGAGACCGCCGGCCACTTAAGGGACATCGCCTGCGACACGGAGAGGCAGTCGATCTCACCCTCGGTGATGACGACCTTGTTGCCGCCCGAGCGCCACAGGTGCTGACCGTAGAGGCCAGCTTGCTTCAGGCTCCCAAGGATGAAGAAGTCTTTGTCAGCAGTGCGCACCTTTTGACCGACGACGTCACCCAGGGCGTCGTGATACTCGGCCACCTGGACTTTGCGGCCCTCGTGCTCGGCGACGCGGTAAGCAAACTTGCGACAGGTTTCCTCACGGATGCCGCGCTTTGCGAGTTCTCGGTACTCACCATGTTGGATCAGCTCCTTGGCCCGCTTGGGGGTATCAGTGGCGGGGCGCTCGGCGCCGCCGCCCTGGTGGGTCTTGCCGCACGAGAAGCAGTGCGTGTGACCGTCGCTGTAGCTGGCGCATGCGTCGCTGCTTCCGCAGTCGTCGCACGCCCCCTTGGAGACAAGGGCCGAGCCCTCGTGTTCAGTCATCCGCGGCCCTTCGGCTTCGACGCGATGAGCGAGTACAGCTCTGCGGTCGTCATGACCTTGCGGTGCATGCCGCGGCCGGAGACGGACCACTTGCCGGGGGTGGTGGAACGCGCGTAGTAGCCGCGGGCTTTGATGGTGTCTTGCATGAGAGGGCTCCAGAAAGCAAAAAGCCCCCGGAGCACGAGGCGCCGAGGGCTAGGGGGTGGGGGTGCGCAGGGTCAGCGACGCCGGCCGGACGAGAACGAATGGGTCGGAGCGCGGTACATCGGCCGGTTGATGACTGTCTTGTTGACGATCACCGTACGCGGAGCGGTGTGAATCGCCGGGGCGCGGGACGCGGTGGCGTTGCCAAGCATGTAGCCGGTCGCAGCGCCGATGGCGCCAGCAGCGAGGGGATCCATGCTGCCGGACTGCTGCACCGCCGCGGGAGCTGAGGCGGGCAACGCTGCCGGGTATTGCTGCTGATTGCAGCCGGCCAGAAGACCGACCGCGAAGGCGAGGAGCAAGTTGGTACGCATGGCGGGGTCAGTTGAAGATCACGTCGATGGAGCGCACCATGCGCTCCGGGCCGAGGATCAGCGAGAGGACCAGGGCGACCACGAGGACGACCGGGACCATCAGGTAGAGACCGATGCGGTCCAGCATCACACCGACTCCAGGCTGTAGCGCACGTAACGCTGACCGGTCGTGTCGCGCTTGTGTTCCTTGCGCACCGGATAGCCGGCGTCCTGCACTTCGGTGATGCGGCGCGACAGCGAACGGACACGGTGAACAGCAGCGGCCTCGACGGCGGTGATGGAGCCGACCTTTCGGAGGTGACCGAGCACGATCTGGGCTTGCGGGGTCAGGGAGCCAGCGATGATGGGGGAGCGGTACATGGTGGTGCCTTTCGGAGAAGTGAGAGGGGCCCAGGAAGGGCCGGGGATGGTCAGTCGACCTTGGTGATGTCGCGGAGAGCCGTGGCGACCTTGCGGCCCTGGAAGGCCAGCTTGCGGTGGCCGTTGGCCTGCTCTACCAGCTTGGAGGCGGCTTCGAGCTTGGCCTGCGTGCGCAGGGTCTCGCGGTCGGCGAGGCGTTCGAGGAACGCGGCGATGTGGGCGAAGCCCTTGATGACGAACTGGATCATGGGAGTTCCTTGATGCGCACTGCGATGTGCGGTGTCTCCCCGTCACGCGGGAAGCGCTTGACGATGAACAGCCCCACGACCTGACGGTCGTCGCCATAGACGCCGACCTGAGTCATGACGTCCATGATGGGCTTGGCGAGGTTGTCGCAGTCACCGGAGGGCGTGGTGAACTTCGACTTGGCGATGGGCTTGCAGACGAACTCCAGGGTGAGGTGGAGTTCGCCCATGAGCGGGGGAACGGAGCCGTCGAACTCCAGCCCCTCCAGCGCCTTCTTCAGTTCGAGCTTGTGGGCCTTGTAGCTGGCCGGGTCGTAGGCGCCCCACTTGGAGAAGCGGGGCCGCGGTGCCGGCTGGGGCACCACGTCGACGACGAATTCAGAAGTCGTCGTCACTGCCGCCTTCGTCGCCGCCGTCGCCGTCTTCGTCCGAGTCACGCAACGGCGCCTTCTTGGTGTCCGCTTCGTAGTCGTCTTCTTCCTCGAATCCGTCGTCGTCGTTGGCACGGCGCTCCAGGAGCTGGACCTTGTTCAGGTACAGCGTGATGCCCTTGTTGGCACCCGTGTCGTACTCGGCAGCGCCGATGGACAGCTTGCCCCAGTCGCCGCTCTTGGCCGTGGCGCCGAGCGGGTTCTTCTTGGAGTCCATCTGCTCCGGCTTGTTGTTGGTCTTCGCCGACAGCAGCCAGAAGCCGCGCATGTTCTCCTTCTTCTCGTTGTCCTCGGCCAGGGCGTCGCCGTCCTTCACCGGGGCCGTGTCGCGCTTGCCCTTGGCGGCCTTGTGCAGGTCGATGAGCATGCGGGCGTACTCGTCGTTCTTGCCCTCGCCCTTCTTCAGGCGGAGCGAGCACTTGAACTTGTTCTTGCCGAACTCGGAGGCGTCGCGCTTGTCGAGCCACGCGTAGGTGAGGATGCCGGCGGGCGTGGCGCCCTTGTAGACGGTCTTGGTCTTGGGTTTGGAGTCAGCCATGTGATGCGTTTGCCGGCGGGAGGGCCGGCGATGTATTGAGGAGGGAGGTGGGGTCCTGGGCGGAGCGGTTGGCCCGCGCCCAATCGGTGGTGGTCAGGGCGCCGGCCTCACGGGCGGCGGCCCCGAGCTGCGCCGCGGTGAGCAGCAGCGCAAGGGAGAGGTCGAGCTTCGGCCGCCCCGACCGCTGCCAGATGTGCAGGCAGGCGGTGAGGGCGGCGTCGGTCATCGACGTGGCGAGAGGAGCGATGTCCTGCTCGCGCTGTCGGGAGAGGGTCACCCGTCGATCTCGACCGTGGCGACCGGCTTCAGGCCCGTGAAGGCCGTCAGGTTGGGAAGCACCTGGATCGGGGACAGCACGAAGTACGCGTCGTCGTTCCAGTTGCGCGGGTCCTTGTAGACACGCAGAGTCACCTTCTTCGGTGCCCGGCCGACCTTCAGGTTGCGGTCCCCCTGGTGGCGGTGCGTACCGTCCGCGCGGTAGTTCGTCGAGACACGCTCGACACCCGCTTCGGTGCGCAGGGACACGCGGACACTGCCGCCGGCCCCGTAGGAGATCCCGGTGACCGCTTCCTTGGTCTTCGGGCAGTGCACGTCGCGGCCACGGGTGAACTCGTGGACCACGTTGACCTCCTGGACTTGGGCGGTTGGTGTCGGGGTCGCAGGTGTCGCAGAGGCCGGCTCGTGGGCGGCATGCGTCATGACCAGACGGACGTACGGGCTGACTGCGTTCGTCCCGTCCGGGCGGAAGCAGCCGTAGCCGCCGCTGGTGCCCGGCGTGTGGACTTTCACGCTCTTAGGGTTGTTGCCGGAAGGCACGATGCTCGTGACGCTTTCCGAGGCCCGGTGGTCCGTGAAGATCACCTGAAACTTCGCGCCGGCCTGGAAGGCGGCGACGAGTTCGGCGTGGGAAGCGAAGGGCAGCTTGGTGGGGATGTTGATCATGTAAGCAACTCGAACTATGTTCAGGAAAAGAAGAACTCGGATTCCCGGACACGGGTGACGTCCAGGGAACCCAGGGTGGGCAGAGCGGGAAGATCTGTGACACCGGAGTGCTGGGCGACGCTGTCGCGCCATTGCTCCAGGGCGGGGCCTTCGTACATGCGGACGAACTCCTCGCGGATGTGGCCGTTCAGGGTGTCCACGTTTCCGGCGTGCGCCCCGAACGAGTCGTGGACGAACGCCATGTCGCGGATGCCCTCGGCCTTCATGGCGGTGGCGGTGAGGCACAGGTGGGCCGCGTCGTAGCTGTGGACCACGTTCGGGGCTGCGCTGGACTTCTGCTTGCGGCGGTCGATGCCGGCCTTCTCGTTGGGTACGCCGATCTGAAACTTGACGAGCTTGGAGCCCAGCAGGGTCTCGACGCGCTTCACGTCGGACTTGACGTACGCCTGACGCACGGTGAACCCGGCCGGCGTCGTCCAGGTCAGGGGCAGCTCGCGCTCCGCCAGGAACTGGGCGACCTTCTGGAAATACTCCATCGCGGCCCGAGGGGCGCCGATGTTCGCGTCCAGTGCGTCGATCACCACGGTCTTCAGGTACTCGGCTGCGCGGTAGCGCTCCGACCCGTTCTCGAAGTGGTCGCAGAAGCCGTCGGCGATGAGCTGTGTCTTGATGCCGGGTGCCGTGACGCCGTAGGGGGTCGTCATGACGGCCCGCTTCACCGTCTTGCGTCCGACCTTGCCCAGCCAGCCGTTGGCGACGGCGTAGACCGCACGGGTCGCCTCGTCGCCGTCGCGGAGCCGACCGTCGGCCGCGTCACGAGCGATGCGCTCGATTGCAACCTTAGCGACGTCCGAGTAGATGTCCTCGCGCTTGCCAGTGGGCAGCACGTTGACGCAGGCCGCGGACAGCGGGTCGCGCATCATCGCGGACAGGTGCTGGATGCCCGAGCACGTTGCGTCCAGACGGACGGGGAGGTGCGACTCGAACGAGGCAGCGCTGCGCTCGCCGTTGAGCACGAGGAAGTCGCAGAGGCGGGCGATCTCGAAGCAGGCGGCCAGGGCCTCCCACGGAGAGTCGACGTCCTCGCTGGCCCAGAAGTCCGCGAAGGCCAGGGGGTCGCGGGCGGTCCCCAGGATCGACCCGAGGTTGTTGTCAGTCCAGTCGGCCCGGGCTTGCAGCGCGATCTTGTCCTGGCCGAAGGCGTTGGCACAGGCGACGTACATCCACCACTTCCCGTTCGGGCCCAGGCGCTCGGTCTGGGAGAAGGTCAGCAGTCCCTTGACCAGGGAGTCGCCCTGGGTGTGCAGGTCCTGGGCGGTGGGGTACACGCGGCCCCGGAAATCACAGGTGTGCGGGAACCACAGGGTTTCCGCCTTGGCGAGCTGACGGGCGAGGTCGAGCATGCGGTACAGCTTGAAGCGCTCGCACTCCATGTGCTTGTTCTTCGAGTACCGCTCGGCGCGAGGTTTCATGTAAGCGGACAGCGCGGCCTTGGCGGCGGCGTCGGTCTTGGCGAGAGCCTTCAGCGCTTCGAACTCGACCTCGCCCATCTTCGGCAGCTCGGGGAGGTTGTCGCGGGGAGGGACGGATGCGACGGGGAAGCCGTCACGCACCACGTCTTCGACCACCCCCAGGACACTGCGATTCAGCGTCCATCGTGTCTTCTGGATCCAGTTGAGCGCTTCGAGCGAAGCGCCGTCCAGGGGGCGGTCAACGGCGCCCGTGTGGGCGCTGCGGAATTCGGGGGCCTTGACGGCCTTGTTCTTGATTGAGAGATATCCACCGGTCAGCATGAGAGGTCCTTTGTCAGCTAGGAGAGACCCCTTACGCGGGGCTAGTCGGCAACTCGAACTAGTTGCAGGGTAAAGAGCGGGCGTGGGTAGACTGAGCCGGATGTGGGTCTCAGTCGTTCAGCTACGTCGGGACGGGAAGACGCTGTCCAAGAAGGAGATCGCCGCGGCCGAGCGCCGGGAGGGCGTCCTGACGTTTGGCGGGTATCGCTTGATGGGCGTGCCGGAGGTCCAGTACAGCGCCACGCTGCGTGGCTCGGATTCGCCCGGCGCGATGGACTCGCTCAAGCCGCTCTACGGCGCACGGCTCCGGTCAATAAAGGGCCCCGACATGCTCATTGCAGGGCGTGAGGTGAGACGGGACTCAGGCAAGCCGTCGGAGGAGGTCCCGCAGGCTTGGTAGGTTCGGGTACTGGGACAGTAGGCGACTGAGCTAGTTCGAGGCAGCGATGGCTGTGGCGCACGTCACGGTTAGGTTACATAAGCGAGGAGCTTCGCCACTCGCAGAAGGTCACCTCGCTCCAGAATGAGGTCCCAGTCGACCACTCCTTAGCGACGATGAACCCCATTTCCGTGGAAGTCCACATCAAGGGCAGTACCGGCACACCGTACGTAATCTCAGTTCTGCGAGATGCGATTCGGTTCCGAATTTCGTGTACGTGCCCCGCGGGAGAGCAGGGATCTCATTGCAAACATCGCCTCGCACTCCTGTCGAATGACTTCAGCGCCGTACAGAATCACGACAAGGAGAAGCTGGCCGGCATGATCGCCGCGGCCGTGACTGGTACACCTCTTGAAGCGGCTCTGCTCGAACTCAATGCTGCGGAACTCGCAGCCAAAGTCGCTGCGGACCGTGCAAAGGTCGCAAAGAAAATCGTTGCGAGGATGATGCTTCAATGAAAAAACGCAGAACTGAGAAGCTCTCACTCCAGTTTGTTGATCGGCTCGCGGCTGGTTGGGCGTTCGGCGTGGGCGATTGCTTTCGTATGCAGCTGGACATACGCCTTGACCGCCGCATGGACACCGACGCGAACAAGGCAAAGCGGATAAAACTGGGGCGACCTTTAAAAGACGAGGAGAAGGTCGCTAGGGCGGTCTGGACTCAGGGCGATCCGCCAGCTTACTCGTTCAGTCGCGGCCACGTCTTTCACGAGGTCCAGGAGTCTTCCACGGGTGTGCGACGCTCGCTCGTCATACACCGCGCCCTCCCTGACCCAGGGGCACTGGTAGAGGTGCTCACCACTGACGACGAGGGCGATGAGGTTGTGAACGTCGAGGAGAGTGACGAAGCAGACGACAAGGCCGGCTATGTCGACTACGAAATCCTCACGTATGTCCACGGGACTCTTGTTCACGAACGCGGCGCGGACGGCCTCACGGTCAAGAACGAGTCGTCTCGTTCGCAAGCGGCGTTTGTCGAGTTGCTGCGAACGGGGCGGTAGTAGCCTATTGGTGTCGACGGTAACCCCGCCCGACAGGGAAGAACTGAGCGACGAGAGACTCCGGGTCAAAGCCTTGCTCTTGTAAGACGCGGACGAGGGCGAGAGGCAGGCGACGGTTGCCGGCCTGGAGGTGCGCGATAGCGCGCTCGAGTTCAGGAGAGGTGTGCAGCATGGTGGTCAGCGTGTGGTTGCGAAGGACGGCGATAAGGTCGTCACCTTGCGGGGGTTTTATCTAAGCGACTCGAACTAGTCGTCGGCACACGAAGGGTCCTCGGGTTCCTCGATCTGCTTGGAGGGCAGGTAGACGTAGTCCTTGGGCTCGCAGATCATCGGGAGCATGAACGGGCGGGCCAGCTCGTTCTGGTTGTGGCGCTGGGCCACAAAGGCCCGGCCGAGGTCCGTGAGCTGGAACATGAGCTTGGTCTTGAGGCCGTCACGGACCTCGGCGACCTCGAACCACCCGTCGACCGCCACGATCAGCGAAATGAGCGCCATGCCCACCCGGGTACGGACGGGCTGCTCCCATTCCTCGTGGACGAAGCGTTTGGCCTTCTTGGACCACTTGGTAAACACGCGCTCGTCGACCTTGTCGTTGCGCTTCACCATCAGGTCGTAGAGGTTGGGCTCCCAGGGGGCGTCGGTTTCCTCCCGCTCCTCCTCGGCCTCCTTCTCGGCCTTCTTCCAGGCACGCAGGGCGACCTCGCGCTGGATCTTGCCGCCCAGGTCCGTCGCGCAGGACTGGAGTCCGGCCGGTTCGGCGCGGCTCAGGGCCGCCAGGACCGTGACGACGGCCAGGACCTCCGCGGGGAGCAGGAGGAGGGCGGCGAAATCGTCCGGGATCTTCTTGAGGTTCGGCGACGCGATGGCGTCCCGGGCCTCCTGCTGCTTCAGGGCGACAGCGGTGGTCAAGGGGACGATCAGCTCGTCCGCGATCCGCTGGCCGGGCTCCAGGTCGCCGATGCCTCGGGCGACTAGCTGACCCTTGCGGGCGCCGCGCTGGACTTCGCGCTTGAGGGAGCGCTGGTAGCGCCAGACGCCTCGTGTGACTTGATAGTTCTCCCAGTCGCGTTGGGCGGCCTCGTCATGGAAGCCGGTGGCGGTGGGCACTGGTGGTTCGGGGATGTCGTCGGTGGGTTCGTTCCGGTCAGCGGGTGCAGTCAGCATGTGGGGGATCATGTGGGGACCGCAACCCCGCTATCCTCCTAGGTGGGGGGTAGAGTGAGTTGCGGAGTTCTAGGCGTGACAACAACTTAGGCTGTCAGAGGCTTTCTCATAATCCTTTGGTCGTTGGTTCAAGTCCAACACGGCCTACCAGAATGCTCTGGAAGTCGCGGCAGTCGATGCCGCGACCCCGCACTCTCCCACTCGCAGCTTGAACGCTGCATCAAACGTCCGGCGGGCTCTCTTTTTCCCCGTCATGTCCTGCCGCAGTTGGCACCGCGTCCTCGACCGCGCTGTGCCAACGCCGTTCATGGGCGCAGCATGGTTGAGGACAACGTCAATAAGCGATATAGTGAACATATCGTACATAGGCGATTTATTGAAAATATCGTCTATACGCGATATGTTCGTGATATCGCCCAACGACGATGAGGTGAGATGTGTTTCGACTTCAAGGCGTACACCAGCTCTCTGCACATTTGAAGGCATTTCGAAAAGCCAAGAAGTTGACGCAGGCAGAACTCGGGCGGTTGATCGGCGTGAAGCAAACCCGCATTGCAGACATCGAGGCTGATCCCGGATCGATCAGTGTCGACCAGCTGATCCGCATTCTCAAAGCACTCGGTGTGGACATCCTTCTGGACAGCGGCGGTGAAGGCTGGAGGGCCCCGGATGCTGCTGACGATCCCGAGCGCTTCACTCGCGCAATCAAACCGAGCGCGACTGCCGCCAAAAGCACTTCGGATTCGAAGAAGGGCACGATCGTCGAACGCAAGCCGGCCAAACGTCGAGGTTCATGGTGAGTGCCCGCCTCGCGCTGTGGATGAACGGTGAGATGGTTGGGGTCTGGCGCCCTGGTAGCTCTCGCTCGGCAACCCACACGCTGACGTACTCCGAATCGTGGATGAAAAGCGAGCATGCGCGCCCGCTCTCGATGTCACTGCCATTCATCGAAGGAGGTCAGCACCGTGGAACGCTCGTCGAAAGTTACTTCGACAACTTGCTCCCCGACAACGACGCAATCCGCCGGCGGCTTCGAGCCCGGTTTGGTGCGAAGTCCACTGATGCCTTCGATCTCCTGGAGGCGATCGGCCGAGACTGCGTGGGCGCCGTACAACTCCTGCGCGTTGACGAAGAGCCGCCAGACTTTCGACACCTCCAATACGAGCGCATCCCGGACAAGGAAGTGGGCCGCATTCTGAGAGAAGTCGTGGTCGCGCCAGCGTTCGGGGCTCATGAGCGCGACGATGACTTTCGCATCTCGATAGCGGGAGCTCAGGAGAAGACCGCGCTGCTTCGACTCAAGGGGAAGTGGTGCAGGCCTCACGGCGCAACGCCGACCACCCACATCCTCAAGCTTCCGCTGGGCAAGGTCACGAAATTCGATGCCGATTTCAGTTCCTCGGTAGAGAACGAGTGGCTGTGCGCGCAGATCGTTCGGCAGTTGGGTCTGGACGTCGCCGATGTCGAGATGGGCACCTTCGACGGGCAACGCGTTCTCATCGTTGAGCGGTTCGATCGTGCATGGGCAGGGAAGGACGGTTCATCCGACTACTTGGTGCGCATTCCTCAAGAGGATCTCTGCCAGGCAACCGGAACCCCGCCTCACCTCAAGTATGAGAAGGACGGCGGGCCAGGCATCGACCGCTGCCTCGAGGTGTATGGCGCCAGCATGAATCCTGTCGATGGGCGGCTGCACTTCGTCCTGTCGCAGTTGGCGTTCTGGCTTCTCGCGGCGCCTGATGGGCACTCGAAGAACTTCAGCCTGTTCATCGAGCGTGGTGGGCAGTATCAGGCAACGCCGCTCTATGACGTGCTCTCGGCATGGCCGGTGATTGGCAAGGGAGCAAACCTGCTGCCGTACCACGACGCCTCTCTCGCCATGGCGATCCGATCCAAGAATGCGCACTGGAAATTCAACGAAATCGAGGTGAGGCATTGGCATCGGCTCGCGATGTCCGCCGGCGGAAACCCGTTCTGGGAAGCGATGGTGCACATGGTGAGGCACGTGGACGAAGCGCTGGAGGTTGTCGAAGGGCATCTGCCGAGCGAGTTCCCCGCGGCAGTTTGGGATCCGATCTCGGAGGGAGTCCGACGGCATGGCCGAAAATTCCTCAGGGGTGCCGTTCTGGTCAGTTGA